GTTTTTCTGGTCGGAGTGGCAGGATTTGAACCTGCGACCCCCTCGTCCCGAACGGCGTAGGCTCCCAAAAAGCTCAACGGATTCAACGAAACTCATCGCAGCCGATCTAGCTCTGTTCCGCCCATGTTCCGCGAAACGTTGCGGTTTCATTGCGGGAACCGGCTTTGTTCCAGCGGTGGTGTCAGTAGGCATCGGCGGCCGATTTCTGGAAGTCAGGGTCGTTGTGCAGATAGGTGCGCTCGTACTCCTCCGCCGTCAGACCGAGCGAGGCGGCGGCTTCATTCGGCGGCACATTGGCCTGTGCGAGCCACGTACCGCGCGTGTGGCGCAAGACGTGCGGCGTGACTGTCGTCGGCAACTGCGCGGCCGCTATGGCGCTCCTGAAGGCTTTGTTCGGCTTCGTCACCTGGCTGCCGAGATAGTTGACGATATAGCGCAGTCCGACCTTCTCGTCGCTCCAGCCGTCCAGCCGGCGCCAGCGCTTCAGATGCGCCATCAGCCGACGGGCGATCTTCACAGGCGGCTTGCGCTTGTTGTGCGCCACGCGCTCACCTTCGGCGCGGCGGAAGATGACGCCCCGCTCGAGATCGGCCCATCCGCCAGCGGTGTTCCGGATCCACTGCAAGGACAGGATCGCGCCGGGCCGCGTGCCGGTATAAAGGCCGATCAGGATCAGCCGGGCGAGATGAGCGCGCTTCTGGTCCCGCCGGCGCAGCCAATAGGCATTGTCGCCTGTGCCTTCCTTCTCCCAGCCCAACGCCGCCCACAACAGCTCTGCCGCTTGCGACCGGGTAAGGTAGACCTCGCGCGGCGTGCCCTTGTCCGGCAGTGTGAAGGCGGGGACGACGTCCAGCCCGTATTCCTTGTGATAGTGGCGGACCGCTGCACGCATCACCTCGAGGTCGCGCCTGGCCCCGGATCGAGTACCGCGGTGAGTTTCGAATTCCCGGCAGAGCTTGCCCTTGACCTCTGAAACGGTCTTGGCGCCGAAGAAGTCGTTCAGCCGGCCGATGGTCTGTTGCGTCTCTTTTGGCCTCGCCGAGGCGGCAGACTTCTCGTCCAGATAGACGGTCAGCACCGCGCCGAGGGTTATTTCTGAAGCTCGGCCGCCCTTGGGCGCCTCGTACTTGCTGGCGAGGTAATCGTTGAGGGCCTGCCCAGCTTCTGCAACCTGATGCGCAAGGCATCCTGTGCGGTGATGGGTAGCTCCATCGAGGATGACCCAGGTTGAGCGCTGCTTATCTCCGTCCTTTTCGGTTCGGAGCCAGAGGCGGGGCGGCTTGCGGGCACGCGGCATTTTTCCTTCATCTCCTCGATAGCTCGCCGGGTAACGAAATCCTTGCGGGCAATCTGGGTGATCACCAGGCGACCCTTTGCCGCCTCAGTCCGCAATGCCGACGGCGAGAGACGGCCACCGAAGAACAGCCGGCAGGCTTCCGCAAGGGTCACAGGCTCATCGTCCCCGATATCCACCGGTGCCGGCAGCGCCCGCGTCATGGCTTCCCCTCGTATGGGGGATGGGCGAGAACCCCAGTTCGCGAATCCAGAATGCCGTTAGCGCAGGCGCGCCACAGAAGCACGTCAACCGTTGCGGTTCGATATCCAGTCGCAGCGGCAAGCCGTTCGCAAAGGGCCTGTGCGGTCACGCCTTCCCGATCGGCGAGGCGCTGGAGATGAACGTCGGGCTTGGCGACATCGGCGCCAAAGTTCTTGGCGAGGTGGTATTTCGTGATGCCGCCGATCCATGGCAGTGATGCGCAGAACTCGATTTTGTCAGGAGCGGCCATATAGCCGGCCAACAGCGCCTCACGGTCGCGCCAGATGACATCGATCGCTTTCGCTTTGCCTGGATGACCGAACACGGCAAACGCGCTGATACCGCCCCGTATGGCCGCCATGACCTTGGCGAATATCTTCACGGCAATGGTGTTCTTCATTCCGGAATTGCAGATGACGAAGATGGCTTCGGACGCAAAATCGTCAGCGTCGGCGGGCGGCGTGATGTTTTCCGACCATGCGATGTCGTCTTGGCCTTGCGCTCCGAGCGCGGCAACAAGGCGTATGAATTCGTCATGGCCGATCGTCCCGCTCTTCACCGCCTTGCTATGGGAGGGGTGGGTCATGCTGCGATCCTCCAGAGGGGAAGTGGCATCTGCCACGCTTCGAGCGCCTTTGAGGCCGCAGCCTGCACACGCACGGCAAAGGACTTGGCTTCTTGCCACGAATTTCCATTGCGGCCCTGCCGGCGAGCTGCAAATGACCAAGCCATAGAATCGGCGCTATAGAGAAGTTCGCGCACGCCGGCATGCTCAAGCGAGGTCTGCTTGATACCGAAGCCGTGCAGGAGAAGGTCGGGCCGCACGGAATGGATGGCGGACAGGACATTGACGATAGCGATAGGGTCGCCGTTGCGCTTGCAGACGGAGCCGACACCGACCCACATTCCAGGCGTGAGCCGATCGCCGTACATGCGGACATGACGAACATAGTCGGCGGGCGAGTAGCCTTGAAGCACCGGCATGATCGGGAAGGGGCAGCCGCCGTTGAACAGCCGGTCGACTTCAGCTTTCAGGGCGTCGTAGCGTTCAATGGTGAGCCGCTGGTGATCAGCGACAGTGCCATCGGATGCGCCGGCCGCCTTGGTCTTCTCCAGCATGAAGGCTTCGCACATGTAATCCTGTGCGACGGCGGCGATGATCTTGACGACGGCAGTCATGTGGAGGCGGTAGAGTTCAGCCGCGTATTCCTCGACGCCGTGCCGGTATCCACCATGGAGATTCAGTTCGGTGAACGCCGCGCTATCGATAATGACCTCTACGCAGTCCACTGGCTTCTTGCGGCCGCGCACACGGTTGATGCTGATGCAGCAGAGATCGAAGTGCTGCGCATCTGACGGCTGATGAAGCCCGACGAAGAAGCGAACGCTCACGCGCGTTTCTCCTCGGTATCGGGTAGAGGTGGGGAGGCGAAGAGGGGTTCGATGGTGGCCTTATAATCCGAGGCCAGCCGGTCGATTTCATCCCTGGTCCTGCACAGGAACGCAGTGCGGCCATCGACAACTCCACGCCAAGCCACCGGCTCCGCCTCCCCGGTGTTCTTCCTAGCTAGAGAGGCGCGGAGGTAAGCGCGGGCGGCAAGCATGGCGTCGGCGAGGGCGTAGGCATCTTGAGCGATACCCCCGACCACCTTGGAATAGGTCGAATTGCGAACGTCGACACCGGACGGTTGGTGCTTGCCGGCTGACGTCGCATTGACGATCGCCGGCAGCGCCTGCCCCGCGAACCAGTCGCGAAGGCTCATGCCGTCTGTTGACCAGTTCTCTGCCCGCTCGTGGCTATAGAGCACGCTTGGAAAAGCCGGTCCACCATCGTTTCGCGCTTCACTCATGACCGCTCCAATCTTTGAAATAGGTTTCGACGGGGAGGCAGGGGCAGGGCAGATTTGTCTATCTGCGGGGCCTTGGTGGCTTTGGGGAAAGCGGGGCCACGAAGCTTGCCGACGGGTCGGATCGCGCCGCTAGCCTTGTCGCGCTGCCTGTCAGCCTTGCGCGTGCGGCGAAGGTCTTCGGCCGACTTGGCGGCGTGGCAGACCCGGCAAAGCACCTGTGCGTTCGCCAGCACCGGTTCGCCGCCCAAAATATCGGGCAGGATGTGATCGACCTCGCCCTCGCGGGGCTTCATGACGGCGGTGCATTTCTCGCATTTGCCGGCGGCGCGAGCGAGCGCGGCCTGCTTCACCTTGCGGGGGAACTCGCGGCGGGCCATCAGCTTCGTTCCGCCAATGCGGCAGCGCGGGCGCCGTTGAGCCTCGCCATAGCATCAGTCGAGCCGCCGGCGTCAGGATGAGAGGACTTGGCCTTCGTGCGGAAAGCCTCCTCGATCTGATCGCGAGTCGCATTGCGACCAACCCCAAGGATATCAGACCAGTGCGAACCGGCAGGCGCTGGCAATGCCATGAAGCTCTTGAAGGTCTGCCTCACGATGGCGAGGCCGCCATAGCGGAGTTCAACGCGACGAGCCTCGATGATGTGGTGAATGGCCTGCACATTCGACGCCGCGTCGGGGAACCTATCGACGCCGAAAGAAACCCATTGTCCATCCATCTGGAACCATGCAGCGACGCCGGGATCGTTGTCGAGTAGGCGGCCCATGAGATCGACATTGGACGACAGGACCGGATGTTCGATCTTGAGACCGCTGTCCTTCTGGAAGCCCTGTAGGCTTTTGACGACGTTCGCGACCGCCTGGGTGTAGCCAGTGCGGAACGGAGAACGGATGCGACGCATTGCCGATGTGCGCGGCATGCCCTGCGGCCAATTGAGCGGATAGGGAGCGATCGTGTCGGCCATCAGTCGACGAGCTCCCGCTCATCAACACCGATCAGGGCGGCCAGATAGCGCCCAACTTCGACTGTGCCTTTGCTTGGATTTTCGCCACAGCAATCCTGAAGCCGCTCGCGGATGGTTTTCGCCTTGGCGCGGACCAGAGCGGACTTGCCGCCGATCTCGTCGGAGAACACCAAAGCCTGACGGGTGAACACATTCACCTCCGGCCCGACGGCAGCTTTCATCGTCTTGAAGACGCGGACGAGGAAAGCTTTGTCGCTGTCGGAAAGAGATGCGGAGGCCGGCGCCGCGGTATCGGGATGATCCGCTTCAAGGCTACCGGCCCCCGGGTCCGCCGCAGCGGGCACAGGTTCGGCAGCGACGGCTTGGCTGTCGGGGGACTGGGACGCGCCGTCGCTGCCTTGACCACCGACGCTGGAGTCGTCGGCGGGTTCTTCGATGGTGACATGCTGTTCGCCGCCAGCATCACCAGACAGCGCGGCGGTCTCCCGCGTCACATGGGCCGGGTCGAAGCCTTCAGCGTCTGGTGAGGCACCCTGTGCGATTGCAAGGCGCTCGGAAAGCGAGGGGGTGACGTCCTTCGCATTGGTCGGGCCGAAGTGTTCGACCTCGTCGCGGTCATAGACGCCAAGGATGACTTCCGGGCAGTGCCGGCGCGCCCATGACCGGGCTGCGAAGTAGCCGAGCTGCTGGCGCGGGTCCGACTTCCACAGCGGCGAGTTCTTCACTGTGATGGCGCCGATTGGCGGCGTCTCGTATTCGCATTCCTGGCCGTCGAGAACGCCAGTCACCCGGCATGAAAGCTCGCTGCCCTCGCCAAGGTATTCGTAGCGCAGCCTGCCCCTGATGCCGGAGCGGGTGTTGACCACGGCAGCGATCAATTGCGCCTCGTAGGCGATGCGGCCGCCAACCTCATAGGACTTGGATGCGACCGCGAACGGCGACATCTGCCATTCCAGAGCCTGCATCGCAACGGCCATGCATGCGCCGGCATTGCCGCGCAGATGCTTCGGCAGCGCGATATCGGCCCGGCACATCACTTCGGCGAACCTGACAACCTCGCCAAGGTTTTGCGGCGCGATCGACGAGCCGCCGCCGGCGCCCTTGAATATGCCTATTTCCTTGGTCGACGTCTGATCGGCGGGGACAAGCTGGTTCACGCTGCGCGGTCCTTCTGAAGCTCGGGGAGGGTGCTGTCGTGCTCATGGCGGTCGCACCACCATTTCGGCGCCGACCATGTGAGCGTGTTGTCCGCATAGGTCGGCCAGTCGTTGGCCTTCAGGCAGTCGGCGAAGACGTTCAGCGCCCGACGGTTCTGCCGCATGGCGGTGTGGATATCGCCGTTGTCGAGAGGCTTGATGTTGAAGGCGTAGGGATAGCTGGTCTCGACGAACAGCAGCACGGCCTCATTGACCTGGCGTTGGCCGACTTCCTCGAGACAGGTGATCGCCAAGGCCATCTGTTGCAGATAGCCGTAGTTGATGATCGACCGGGAAATCGCGACCTGTGAGGCGTCCGCGCATGTCTTCAGGTCGGCGATGATGGTGTCGCGCGGAATGCTATCCGGCCGCGACTTCACCCACACGCCGGTCTTGGTGTCCTTGGTGATAATGGACCGCTCGATGCGGCCGCGCAGCAGATCGACCGCCACATGGTTTTTCGCCAGCCGATCGGCCATGCCGTGGATATCGGTGAGCTGCGATTTCAGGAGGACGGTCTTGCCCTCGGCTCGGCGTGCGGCCAGCCATTCCTTGCAGACGTTGGCGTTGCCTGACCATGGCTTCCATTTGCCGGCGTCATCCTCGTAGGTTTCCGGCCGGACCACATAGTCATCGCGAAATCCATCCTCGGACAGAAGCAGCGTATGCACCGCGCGGCCGAAATCGAGCGATGCGGAGGTCTCTTCCTCCGGCCGATCCGGATTTAGATAGGACGTCGCCCAATAGTGCATGGGCGATCGGTTCTCGATCTCACGCAAGCCGCTGGAAGAAATGGACGGGCCTTCCGTCAACTGCGCATGGTAGGCGTCCATCGGAATTTTACGATAGATGCCGGGCTCGGAAATAGGCTGGCCGTTCCAGTCGCGTTCGCCGCGGCGCCCAACGATGCGGTCGGTGATGGCGCCCAGGCTTTCGAACCGATCATGGTCAATGTCAATGTGGTCGCTCACGCGGCAATCTCCATCTCCACGGCGGCGACAGCCTGCCGGTCTTTTTCTGCAAGGGTTACGATGTCCTCGGCTTCGGCTGGGCTGATGCCGGCGGTGAGGAGCAACAGACGCTCCCATGCCATGCGCTGGGCGCGGGACAGGTCGAGGAGGGCCATCTCGGCGAGGTGGTCTCTGGCCATGTCAGATCAGTCCTTTGTCGAGGGCGAGCCATTCCGGCATCGTCACGATGGCAATGCCGTTCGGACGCTTCAGAACCTCGCATTGCGAAAGAGGTATCCAGATCGCGCTCTCGCGCTCGCCGTCGTCGGAAACCAAGACGGCGCGGTCAGTTTCGTGGTGGAGTTGGACCGTGACGTCGATCAGATCGGACTTGCCCATCACGCGGTTTCCTTCTGGCTGGCTTCGATGCGGTCGAGGATGGTCAACGCGCACTCGGCATGGGTCTTGGCGAGGGTCAGGCTGCTCTCGGTCGGGACGAGGTTGCAGAGCCTGTCGGTCTGCCAGTGCTCGACCCAGCCTTTGAGGCTGAGGACATGCTCGCGGAGGATGAGGGTGTCGCAGCGGATCATTCGTCCTCTCCGTAGTTGTCGAGCAGGTCTTGCTTGGCCTCTGCCTCGGTGCGGCCCCAGCCATGCGGGCTGCAATCGGCGCCGACGTCATCGAAGTAGGCGCACCAGTCGTAGTCGCGGATCGGAATCGGCGGGTAGATGTGCGAGGTGACGATTGGCCGTTCCATCACGCCACCCGCTTGAATTCGACGCCGAACGTGCCGGCGATCACTGCATCAAGATCGGCAAGGAAGGCGATCCGGCGGGCGTGCTGGACATCGCTGATCCAGGTTTTGCGGTTCTTGACCCACGAGCGCATGGCCCAGGCCGCGCCGCCAATGGTCGCGTTGACGCCCGAACCGAACTCAGCGCAGACACGCTTGAAGCCGTCGAGGTCGGTATCGCCCCGGGCCCGCTTCATCGCGATCACGTCGCGGAGGAATTCCGGCTTGGTCTGCGGGAGCAGGGCCAGTTTCTCGAAGGTTTGGCTATGCGCGTTCATCGTGTTCATTCCCTCGGTGGGTCGCCAGATCGGCCGAAGCTTCTTCGTGGCTGATGAGGGAAATATGCACCTGATGCATAACCGGGTCAATCCGGAAAATGCATGTGATGCATAAAAATTTGACGTGCTCGGAATCGTGTGCCAAAAGAAAAGCGCCGGCGGGATGATCCGACCGGCGCTCGCAGCGACTTATGACAATGTGTCTTGCTATCAAAACCAGTTCAGAAATGCAAGCAGGACCGGCCGCTGCGAGGCGCGAAAATCACGATATCTCGTGTCTGCTCGGAGGTTCCCGGCGAGATGTTGCGATTGGAGTGCTGAAAGCGGCGGTTTTTTCTGGGATGTCTCCCGCCTGCTCCGATCATCCGGCGCATGAAATCCCACACGGTTGCCGGTTGCCAGGCTCAATCGGAATCAAAAAATTCGCAGGCTCTGGTGCGCCCATTCCACCCTGCGGCCTTGAAGGCCGGGCATCCCCCGGAACGGTTTCGAGCGCGATGCGCCGTCAGCGGACTGACCTTCCGCCCGGTGAATTGCGTGGCTGCGCCGAAAAAAGCAGCTAGCGGACGCGCAGGGACAATGCGCGGCCTCTCCTTCGGGGGAGGGAAGGATACCGAGTACGCGGGGCAACGATGCTCCTCCCCTGGTCGGGGACTTGGTGGCAGGCCAAAGGCCCATGCTTCAAGGCGGAAAGGGCGGAGCTATGGAAGGAAGGCGCTAAGACCTCCCTAGATAGTCGGCTCTTGTCGTGCCGCGCCGACCGCCATCATGGCGTTCATAGTTAGGCCCTGCCGTACCTTCTCCTTGTGCGCCTGGATCATGCCGGGGATCATGAAAGCGTCGACCAGGACCCAAATGCCAAGCGCGATCAGGATGAAGGCGCCGACGCCAATGACCAGCGTTGCCCATCCAATGATGAACATGAGCAACTGAACGACTGCACTCCCAGTCTTCCCGAGATAGAACCTGTGGCCGCCTAATCCGCCAAGAAACAACCAGATCAGATAGGCGGCACCGGTGGATTTCGCCTCATTGGTCACGCGCTGCTCAATCAGCATTTGGTGTTGCGTCGAAAGTGTCATTTCCCAAGCCTCCCTAGAACTATTTCAATCCGCCTTTGTCGAGGACCTTCCTGGCGTCAGTCAAGATGGCGCGGAGCTGTTGCCGTTCGCCATCATCCAGATCGAATGAGTTTTCGAGACGAGCGGCTATCTCGGCATTGATGCTACGTTGGTTTTCGACGGCGGCCAGTTTGATCCGCTTCATTAGAGCGTGCGTCAATCTGACATGGAAGCTCGGCGGTTCGGACTGTGGCATGGCCCGTCCTTATGGCCGAAAGCTTAATGTCCTGAAATCGTTCCGCGACCTGGTATAATGCTACCAAACGGCGGTACTATATCCCCGCTATCCACAGGGCATCATTACAGCTTGAAATATTCTGTTAATCCCCTGCCAAGGGCTGTAGTACCGAAATGGGACACTGATCGGCATTGAACCTTGTTGACAAGGCCGGAAGGAAATTGTTCCTATCTCGGGTGCCGTTCAGGGTTTGGGAGGCAGGAAGTTGATCGAATATCAGCCGCGCTATCAGACGCGGACAGATGAAATTGTAGCTGAACTACGCAAGGCTGCCGGTGCGGCCGCTCCGCTCGATCCCATGATGGTCATAAAGCGCAAGGCAGCAGAGATCGCTACCGCGATGGCACTGGTTCACGGCGGCGACTGGCGGGTTGAGATTGATCATCAGGTTGGCTTTGTTCTGGTCGCGCCTCGGGTGCAGCCACAAAAGTTTTGATGATTGTAGTAACGCGCGCCAACTGCGAAGCGTCGACGCCGAAACTCAGCAGAGCGGACCGCAACTGCGTCTCTGGATCTCTCGGTTCCTGATCAGGAGCGCGGCTTATCAAATCGGCCGGCGAGCAACCAAAAATCTCAGCGGCGTGCTCGAGGTCATCCTGGTTGTACGGGGTCGCGCCGCTCTCTAGTCGGCTCACCTTGGATTGCGACCAACCCAACGCCTCTTCCGCGGCGACCTGATTGGGAAAACGCATCTCTCGCCATTCGCGGAAGAAATGACGTTGGCGTTTCCGCTCTGGTTTGGGTCTCGGAGCCATATCGCGATTTTACTCGCCGGCTCGTTTGCTTAGAATAGCATGACATGCATAATCATGCTTGACATGCATATGCATGGCATGCATTTTAAGCGACATGAAGCTCGCCCAGTACCTCTCCGACCACGAAATGACCGATGAGGCATTTGCCGCAACCGTCGGCATGTCCCAATCGCAAATCAGCCGGATCAAACGCGGGATATCGAGGCCGTCTTGGGATTCGGTGGCGGCGATCGAACGTGCGACGGGCGGCCAGGTAACGGCAAGTGACTTCGCGCAGGCCCCGGATGTCACCGCCGCCCCCGCCCAAGAGGACGCAGCATGAACCGCTCTCTTCGAGACCCGTTCAACGTCAGCGCATATTCGCTCCTGTTGCGCTTCGATATTCCGGCCTCTGCCGGGTTCTGTCGCGTGGACAGAGCGACCGGCGCAGCGGTGTTGCGTAAGTACCGCCGCGATGTAGCCTTCGAAAAGAGGATCGCGCAGCTCGCCGAACTGCGCCGCCTGTCGCCGCTCGGCACCGCCCGGCGTGACCTCAAGATGGGTCGCGTTCATGCGTAATCTCGTGGGCGATCTTCTCTCGCAAGGCCATGCGCATTTTGGTGTGAGCCACGTGCAGGTTGACGGCATCGCCGAAATCGTCGGAATTGCTCTCGTCGAGATCGAGGCGGGCGAACTCCATGCCCAGATCGGCGATGTCGAAGTCCTTTTCGATGAGGTATTGCCGCTTCAGATCGCTCGACGTCCAGTTGATGACGCCGGAACCGGCAAGCTGGTCGCAAAGGAAGTCGATCAGGCTGAAGGCCAAGTCGGCTCGCGCCTCGGCGATGCGCAGTCCGACCTCAAGTTCTACGATCCTGTTTTCCAAGTTCGTCCCTTTCCGATTCGTCATGATGTTGTTTCGCACCTCCATCTTGATCGGGTCGGGGAGGGGCGTCCAGCCTCGGCGGTGGCCGCATGATCCGCACCGCGCAGACAAGCCCGGCGCCGGCCGCCGACGTCCGAGACATCGACCTCGACCCTTCCGAGATCAAGCTCGACCAGTCGGCTCAGCCGCGCGAGGCGCTGAACAACGACCGCATCGCGGAATACGCGGAAGCCATGAAGGCGGGCGACCAGTTCCCGCCGCTGACGGTCTTCCATGACGGCTCCACCTACTGGCTGGCTGACGGCTTCCATCGCCACTACGCCGCACAACACGCCGGGCGGAAGCATATCCGTTGCTATGTCCGCCAAGGCGGCTTGCGGGACGCGATCCTGTGGAGCGTCGGCGCCAATGCAAAGCACGGGCTGGCGCGGTCTGATGAGGACAAGCGCCGCGCTGTCATGCGGCTCCTCGCCGACGAGGAATGGTCCGACTGGTCGGATCGAGAGATCGCCCGCCGCTGCCGTGTCAGCGACAAATTCGTCGCCAAGCAGCGGCCTGCCGTATCTGCGGATCGTCCGCAGATAGAACGCAAGGTCCAGCGCGGCGGCACGGTCTACACGCAAAAGGTTGCGAAGGCAGCCAAGACGAATGCACCAGAGGCCCTCGTAAACGATGAGCCATCCCCGGAGGTAGGTCCGCAAGCCGAAGCCTCCCACTGCCAGGATACAGGTGTCGGGATGCTTGCGGATCGTGAGGGCCGCCGCGAAGGGGAGGCGGCTTCGGTCGACCTCCCCACCATTCCAGTCCTTGGTCGGCGCGATCCGCTTGATCCTGTGTTGTGGCAGGTGATGCAGCTTCGTGCAGCCTGGGCTAAGGCGAACGATGAGGCGAGGGCCATCTTCCTCGCTGAAATCCAATCCTCCGACGGCATGGCGTCCGGTTCGGAGCACCCCTGCGCAGACCACGTAAGTCCGCCGGCCTCGCAAGCCGAAATGGGCGGTGGGAGCGCCAACGAAGGAGGCGACCATGTGATCCCCCCATATCTCCCAGCTTACAATTCGGGAAATGCCTCGCTGGCAGCGCGTGAGGGCGAAAAGCCGCTGCACTCCAATTCCAATTCGTCCGCCTCCTCCCGGCAGACGGATAAAGCCGGCGACGTGGCTCCTCCCGCGTCGCCGGCCACCCCTCGCAAGCCGCTCCGGCCTCATTGCCTCAATCCTGACCTGTGTGCCGGCTCCGGCCGCGAACACTGCCATGCCTGCAAGAAGGCGATGGCGAGCGCGGAGGTGGCGGCATGACTGCGGTCTCTGCTCGCGGGTTGTTCCGCGCCACCGGCAAGAAATCGAAACCAGTCGTTCAGAGGAATCTCGACGGCACATATGAGCGCGTCGACGGCTTGGAGCGGGAGAAGGATGATTTCTATCCGACGCCCCCTGAACCAACCAGGGCGCTCCTGCATGCTGAGAACAACCGGCTGAAGGAGTTCGGTACCATCTGGGAGCCGGCGGCAGGCGATGGCGCGATGGTGCGAGAGATGGAATCGGTCGGTCTCACCGTACGCGCCTCCGACCTGATCGACCGCGGCTGCGATGCCGATATCCGGTCGTTCTATGATTTTCCGGCGGCGCCAGCTCGAGCGATCGTCACCAACCCGCCATTTTCCGAATGCGGCTGGGGCAACGGCAAGGCGCGCTGGCTGAAGCATGCGTTGGACGTTCTCGACGTCGACTACATGGCGCTGCTGATGAATTGGGGTTGGCCAGGTGCTGGCGGACTCGGCCCGTTCTATGCCGCGCACCCGCCAGCCCGGGTCTACCTCATGCGCTGGAAGATCGATTTCACCGGTCAAGGCGCACCTCCGATGCTGAACGCATGGTTTGTCTGGGATCGCGCATGGCGGGGCGAAACCGTCCTTCGCATGCTTGACCGCAAGGACGCGCGCCAAGCCGAGCTTTTCGGAGAAGCGGCATGAACGGTATCACTCAGCGCCAGTCCGACGCCCTTTCCTTCATCCGGTCGTTTCAGGCCGAGAAGGGCTTTGCTCCAAGCTATAGCGAGATCGCCGCCGGCATCGGTGTGGCGTCTCGCAGCCGGGCATTCGAACTGGTCAAAAGCCTGGAACTGCGCGGTGCCGTGCGCACCCGTCCAGGGATGAATCGCACAATCGAACTGGTCGATGACCAAGGCGCCGAGTTCCATTTGAAGCGCATCCTCGATGCGGTCACATGCAGCGGTTTCATCGGCGTGACCGATCCGATCATCGCCGCGGCTGTCGAAGCTTTCGGAGGCCGGCAATGACCTTCCTGGTCGTCGGAGCAGTCTCGTTCCTCACCGGACTAGCCGTTGAATGGGCCGCTTCGCGATACGCAGTCCGCAAGCGTCAGGCCCAGGCGGACGAGCTTCGCTTTTTGCTCGCCCCGGTGATCCAGCACTCCGTTGAAGACGCTGCGCGTCGGGCGGGGTGCTGATGCAAAAACGTCGTCGTCATTCGCCGGCCGAAGCCGGCTTCTCTGGAACAAATCAAGCTGACGCGCACTCGTCGGTCCCTGCAAGTTCTTTCGCGTGCGCATCGTTCTTCATCCCATTTCTGCCGTTCAGCATCGTGCCGTTCGGCTCAGTCGCTGTCTCTGACACCCACAGAGATATCGAAAGGAAACGGTCATGGGTGACACGAGACGGGTCAAAGTCGACCTGCAACGGGGCATAAGCGTCATGAGTACGGCGACAACGGAGGCGTTCGGTTATCTCAACGAGTTGACCAAGCGCCAATATCGCGGGTGGGGCGACACAGCCACAGCCGCCCGCGACAGAGCAGCGAGGGACGCCGGCATCACGCCGGCTCAAGCGGAACGCGTCTGGAAGCGGTGGAAGGTCATGCCTTCGATCGATGGCGACGTCTACCGCGCTCTGCGCAATCGATACGAGGCACTTTGCGAGCGGATAGAAAACGCGGCGGACGCCATGGAGCGTGAACGCCGGGAAATCGAGGAAAACGATGCGACTGATCAAAGCCGTCCGCCGGTGGCTGGCGGCATGGCGAGAGCTGCGCAAGGCGCGGCGGAACGGGAGATGAGATGACAATGCGGAAATCACTACGGCTGGCCTTCAGCCGCGACACTGTTGACCCAGCCCTGGCAAAGGCGATCGCCGAGGACGTCTCGGCACTGAAGCCGGAAGGCATGATCGAGCGTGCCGGCCGCGCGGTGTCCAGCGCTCTGACCAAGCTGAGGGATTCGGAAGTTCGGCTCGAGGCCGAGATCGCCGAACGCACCGAAGAGCTTCGGCAGGTTCGGATCGTCATCCAGTCACAGCAGGCCGCCGAGCGCGTTCTTGCTGGTGCATCGGAGTAGGCTATGACGCGCCAGATCGCCGCTCTGCAATTCCCAGATATCATTCCGGCCGCCATTACGACGGAGCCGCCGGAGATGCGCCTTGTGCCGCCGGCCAGTCTTTCGGTCGACGAGAAGTATCAGCGTGGGTTGTCAGAGCGTTCGATCAAACTCATTCGCAAGATCGTGACGGAGTGGGATTGGCGAGCCTTCAAGCCACCTGTGGTTGTCGAGGTCGATGGTGCGTTTCAGGTAATCGATGGCCAGCACACCGCGATCGGCGCGGTCACGCATGGCGGCATCGGTGAAATACCGGTGCTTGTCGTCAAGGCCGTCGAGCAAGAGGCGAGGGCGAGTGCCTTCGTGAGACATAACAGAGACCGGATCCAAGTCACCGCCACGCAACTTCACAATGCGATGGTCGCCGCCGGCGACGATGACGCCGTGACAGTCTCCCAAGTTTGCGAGCGGGCCGGCGTCACCATTCTGCGCAACCCACCTTCATTCGCCAAATTCAAGCCAGGCGAAACCTTGGCGGTTACCACCATCGGCGGGCTGGTCAGCCGGCGGCATGCCAAGGGCGCCCGCGAAGTGCTGGAGGTCTGCGTCAAAGCCGGGGCTGCGCCGCTGGCAGCGGCAACCATCAAGGCAGTCGAGCACTTGCTGTTCGCGCCGGAATACAAGGGAGAGCTTCTGCCTGAACGCATAGCGATGATCCTGTCGGCCCACGCCTCGACGATAGATCAGGAAGCGGCTCGCTTCGCAGCGGAACGCAAGGTGCCGCTTTGGAGAGCGCTGGCATCCGTCATCTACATGAACCGCCGGAAGGCGCGAAATGGATGACCTAGTGATCCGTCAACAGCAGGAAATCGAGACGCTGCGCGAGCGCGTCCGGCAGTTGGAGGATGCGCTGGTGCCACCTTCTGTCCGGGTGCCGCTGGAATGGCTCCTGACAGGCAGCGAGGCCCGCTTGTTCGCTTTCCTGACGACGCGCGACGTCGCCACCAAGGCTGCCATCATGCAGGCGATCTATTCGCCCGGCGTCGACGACGAGCCCGAACCCAAGATCGTCGACGTCTTCGTTTGCAAGATGCGGAAAAAGCTCAAGCCGTTCGGCGTCAGCATCGAGACAGTCTGGGGCCAAGGATACGCGCTCCAGCGTCGCTCTGAATATCAGACCCGCATCGCAGCCTAACCCCAACCAAGGAACCTGAAACACCATGGCAAAAAGCAAGGCAAGTGCAGCGCAGCCAGGTCACAATGTCGACATCGGCGAAGCTGACCGCAAAGTCCTGTTCTTCATCAACCGCAAGAACTATCTCGCCGCGCTCGCCGAGCAGAAGGCCGCCGCAGCCAAGCTGAAGCAGGTCGGCAAGGTCATCAAGGCGGATCTCGGCGAATACGGCCTCGACCAGATCAAGGCCTATGAGAAAGCGCAGACGCCGGAAGGCCTCGCCAAGATCAAGGCAGCCCAGGAAGCAGAGCGCCAGGCTCTCCGGTTCGCCGGCGTGCCGATCAACACGCAACTGGACATCTTTACCGACCGCATGCCGCTGGATGAGCGCGCCTATCGCGACGGCGAGGAAGCAGGGCTGCGAGGCGATACCCTGTCCAACCCCTACAACGAGGCATCCGCCGAGGGGCAGGAATACGCGCGGGGCTGGCATGACGGGCAGGGCGCCTTGTTCGCCGGCATCAAGAAGAAGGAAGAAACGGCGGCGGATGAACTGATTAAGGCCGGCGACGAAGATCCAGACTTTCTCGACGACGAGGAAGAGGCCGCCTGATGTCGCTCATCCTCGGCTTGGACATCGCCTCGACGACCGGCTTTGCCTGGTACGAGCCCGGTGCGGCGCTTGCGAGCGTCAAAACCGGGCTCATCAAGGCCGTCGGTGACAACGCCGAGGAAAAGGCGGCATCGCTCGCCCAGCAGCTTGTCGCGCTCATCAAGCCCGTCAGGCCCGACTTCGTGGCGATCGAGCAGCCCATGCGGAACGTCGTGTCGTTCAAGAAGACGCGCGACACATTGGCCGGCCCCGTCGACGAGCAGACCATCAATCCGAACGCGCTCCAGCTTTCAGCATTGGCCGGCGCGGCGGTTGCCATCATCGCGGCCTATCGCATCCCGTGGGAGACCATCCCGTCGGCAACATGGCGCAAGCACTTCCTTGGCATGGGGCGCTCGCCAGGGTTTGACCGGGCCGCATGGAAGCGCGCCGCAATCGACCGCTGCCGGGTGTTCAAGATCGACGTCAAGAACGCGGACGCCGCCGAATCCGTTGGCATCGCCATGGCAGGCGAGGCGACGCAGACCTTCAGGATGATGAAAGCGAGGGCGGCGGCATGAGCGCGATCCGCCGCGAGGTCATCATCGGCGATTGCTGGCTGATCCTTGGTGATTGCCTTGAGGTGCTGCCGCTGCTGGGGGGGGGGCATGGCCGTGGTCAGTGATCCACCCTATGGCATCGCCTTTGCGCACGGCGGAAATGACAACAGCGGAATCGGCAAGGGTCGCTACGCAACTAAATTTGCCAAGGTTGCGATTGAGGGTGATGACAGGCCATTTGACCCAGCTCCGCTGATCAAAGCAGGCGAACCCTGTATCCTTTGGGGTGCCAACCATTTCGCCGACAGGTTGCCGGCTTCTGCCGGATGGCTGATTTGGGACAAGCGCGCCGCATCGGGACACTCTAACGACTTCGCTGATTGCGAACTGGCTTGGACCAGCATCGACGGTGTAGCGCGCGTGTTCCGCCATCACTGGGACGGGATGATGAAGGCCTCGGAGCGAGGCCTACCCCGCGTCCACCCGACGCAGAAACCGATCGTGTTGATGGAGTGGTGTAGCCGGATGATACCGGCCGATCGCGTCATTCTCGATCCTTTCATGGGCTCCGGCACCACCGGCGTCGCCTGCGCCAAGCTCGGCCGCAGGTTCATCGGCATCGAGATCGACGAAGGCTATTTCGAGATCGCCTGCGAGCGCATCCGCAAGGCCTATGCACAGCCTGACATGTTCGTCGAGACGCCGCGCGCGCCTGAGCCCAAGCAGGAGGCTTTTCTGTGAACGCGCATCCCAGAGACTTCAAAGCCCCGCTGCCCGACGCCATCGAGGCCGAAGCCGCGCTGCTTGGCGCCATCCTCCACACCAATGACGCCTATTGGCGCGTCGCCGGGTTCCTGAAACCCCAGCACTTCCATGAACGGCTGCATGGAACGCTCTACGAGGTGATGGGCACGATGATTGCCGAGGGCCGGCCGGTCAATCCGATCACCATCAAGCCCTATATCCCCGCCGAGGAGATGGTCGGGGAACTGACCATGTTCCAGTACGTGATCCGGCTGTTTTCCGAGGCAGTCACGACGTCGGGCGCCTATGACTATGCCCGCGGCATAATCGAGATGTGGGCCAGACACCAGCTCATCGCCGCGGCGAATGATCTCGACGCGCTGGCCCGCAACATGCCCGTCGATATGACGCCGGAGAAGATCATTGGCGCGATCGCCGAGGAACTGACCCGCATAGCCAGGGAAGGGAACGAACGCGCCGCCTCGCTGCAATACGGCGTCATCCTGCCGAACGCCGTTACCAAGGCGGCCAAGTCGAGCGGTGATGCATCCTCGCGAATCCCTTGGTTCCTGCCGGAAATCACCTCGGCGCTCGGCGACATCAGGCGCGGCAACCTCATCGGGCTGATGTCGGACAGCGGCGGCGGCAAGACATCCTTCAGCCTTCAGCAATGCCGCTTCGCCGCCTCGCAGGGCTTCAAGAGCGCGTTCTTCTCCATCGAGGTGACCGACGAGGAGGCCGCACTCCAGGCCGCCGCACAGCAGTCGCATATCTCGTTGGGCCGTATCGATGCCTACACGCTCAACTCGAAGGAAACCGGCGACCTCGAGAAGGAGATGATGCTGTCGACCGACCTGCCGTTCTACATCGTCGGCTTTGGCGAATGCACGCTGTCCGATATCCGGATCAAGGCGGAGGCCATGGTCAAGAGCCAGGGCCTGGACATGATCTTCATCGATCATGCCAAGATGATCACGCTACCCAATCCAAAAGACATGTTCGCCGAGCGGGTGAATGCGCTCTATCGCGGGCTGAAGGCGCTGGCCAAGACGCTCAATGTCGCGGTCGTCATCCTCATCCAGCGCAATGACGACTGGAAACGCCGATGGCAGTCCAGCGGCTCGTTCACAGCCTTTCGGCCGGTCATGGGCGATGCCTATGGCGGCGGGTCGATCAAACAGGCGCTCGACGTCTGGTTCTCCCTCTACCGGCCGGAGCCGCTGTTCCGCGAGATGATCCCGACTATGCCGCCAGAGCGGCTGTCGCAAAAGCAGATCGAGGACGGCACTCTGACCAAGAAGCAGATCATGATCCAGAAGATGGATGAATCGCGCGGCAAGGCGGCCATCATCAACCACAAGCGCCGGCGCGGCGAGCCCGGGCAGTCGCCCCAGATCGGTTTTGAAGCCGAGTTCACGCTGTTCAAGTCGCTGATGGAAGAGGCGCCGCCTTCATTCGAGGGGTTCGACTGATGGCCGGCCTTCATTGTCCGCGCTGCGACGGCACCACACTTCGCACGATCGACACCCGCAAGGCTGGCGGCACGATCCGCCGCAAGCGCGAATGCCATCATTGCGGGGCGCAGTTTTATACGGTCGAGGCAATCCAACACGACGAGGTGGCGACGTGACCGGCGACTTTCTCCCAGAGTTCAAGATCGTGCCGGCCAAGGGAGGCGGGTATTTGGCGAGCTACCGGTTGTTTGATGGCGTGCCATTTAAGCTGATACCCGGCGACGTCAAAGCCACCGCTGGTCAGGCGCTCAATGCCGCCAAGGACTATGTCCGGCAGAAGCTCAATCCGCCGATCAGGCGCGAAATCGCGGCGAAGGATGTGCTCGGCGTCCAGCAATGGCATGAGGCCCGTGCCGCGCGGCAGGCAGAGCAGCAGGAGCAGGCGCTGGGTGCCATCATCGTCAAAGGCAAGCAGGTCAAGGTCGAGCGGAGGCGCGCATGAAGCTGGATCCGCGCGTCCAAGCCATGTGCGACGAGTTCGGGATTCGCATCGTCGAGAAGCATCGCTATCCGGAGCCGGGCGAGACGCGCGCGGTCGAGACGCTGGCCAGGATCATGCGCCGGCACGGGGAAGGGCACTTGCGCCTGGTCCTGTCGACGCTGGCCGAAACGGACAACAACAAGGGGCAGCTCGACGAGGTGCTGTTTTGGGCCGCCTCCGACATGGTGCGGGCCTGCCCCGAGATCATCGAGCGCCGCGCCGGCGATTGGCTGGCGATGTGGGATGCATGCCCGGTCGGGGAGCTCCAGTTCATCGCCCAAGACCTGCGCGGGATCATACCGTTGCGCTTTGCCCTTGCCGGCATGATCTATGAACGAGTGGTGCGGGCCTTCGGGCCAAGGGCCAACCAGCCCGATCTATTCGACGACAGGAGACGGGCATGAATATCGGCGAGATTGCAGAGCGCTTCATTCGCCAGGCTGAGATCGAGCGTGCCAGTCATGAGCATGTCGGGCCGGCCGCGCTTCGTGCGCAGCAGCTACCATATGTGCACACCTACACGGACAAGCTCGGCTGGCGCAAAGAGGTTGGCGACAAGCTTGACCCGAAAGCCGACCCGCTGGCAGACGAGCGCAAGGCGTTCTGGGAGCGCATCGGGATCATGCCCACGGCGCAGGAGCTGAGCGAACTCGAGGCGCTGCATGAATGGCTGCTCGCCGTCGGCAACGAAAAGGAACGCCGCGCCCTGCTCGCCTGGGCCAGGTCAAAGGTCGGCGGCAAGTCATTCCGGCGCTGGTGCTTCAAGGTCGAGGGCATCCATCCGAACACCGGTCGAGATCGGAAAAACCGCGCCTTGCAGCAAATTTCAGCCATTCTCGCCCGCAGGACGTCGCAGAATAGCGAAACGGCCGAAATCAGGCTGTTGCACCACACCCATGAAATCAGCGATGTTTCGGCTACGCTCGCAGAAGATGCGGGAGAACGAGACCGCCTCAATTCATGGATCGCCGACGGCGCCTTCGCCAAGATCCTCTCATCTGAAAATGACGATTTCTCCTGGGCAGCCAAGCGCAATGAGATGCGCCGCCAGCGGGAAGCGCAGCGGCGGAAGGCTGCATAGGCGCAAGTTTCACCAGGGCTGTTGGCGTCCGGCTTCGTCTCCGGCTTGGCGTCTTCTCCAATATCGCGACGATCGTAGCCAAACCACATCTGGAGTCAGTCTGTTAAACGCCCTCAACACCTCCGGCCGTATTGCGACGTTCCCATTGGCGTTCCAGTAGATGCAGTCCTCACCAGCTTGGTGATGGAGCTGGTTCGCAGCGTCGTCCTGTCGAAGCTCGCCATACTTATTGAGCATGCCCAGCATAAGCTCTGCGCCTTCGGCGGGTGTCACTTCTTCTCTTCCTTCGGATACTCAAGTGCATCTGGTGGGAAGCGTCCGCCTTGCAGCTTGCCGCCAGCAAACCAAGAGGTGTCGACCTGTCCGCCGTAAGCCTTCGGGTCAGTAACGGTCATTTTCGGTCCTCCTGACTTAAGGACGACGATTTCTCCCTTTTGGAACGCCATAATATTTCCCATCCCCAATGTTTGAAAAGAATCAAAGGTAATCAGACGTGGCGCGCGGTGGCAAGAGAAACGGTGCAGGGCGCAAGCCAGGAGCCGCTACAAAGCGAACGCGAGCAATCGCGGACAAGGCTACTGCCGAAGGCCTGACGCCGCTGGAGGTCATGCTGAAGGCGATGCGAGCCCATGTCGACAAGGACGAACTGGACGCGGCGGCATCGATCGCCAAGGACGCGGCGCCTTACATGCACGCCAAGTTGGCGTCTGTCCAACACAGTGGTCCGCGCGGCGGGCCGATCCAGACCATGGATGTAACCAATCTCACCGATGAACAGCTTGCAGCTCTCGACGCGGCGTTCGGTGGCTTTACCGATGCCTCCGGAGGAGATTCGGACAGCGATCCGGGCGGAGATAGCGAGACGTAGCGCAGAAGCGCAGGCTGGAGGGTGGAAGGCGGAACGTGAGAAGTGCGCCGCCGACATCCTCTACTGGTTCGACAAGTGGGTCTACACCTATGACCCGCGCCTGGTCGGGAAGCCTGGCGGCGCGTTCGTCCAGTTCAAGCTTTGGCCAAAGCAGCGGGAAATCCTGCTTTGGATGAAAGATCGGCTTGAAGCGGCCGAGGAGGGATTGCTCGAAAAGAGCCGTGACACCGGAGCCACGTACCTGACTGCCGGCTTTGCGCTCCACCAATGGCTGTTCTCGCCTGGCTTCAAGGCCACGTTCGGCAGCCGCAAGGTCGATTACGTCGACAAGAAGGACAACCCGGACAGCATTTTCGCCAAGCTGCGCATCATGCTCCGGCGATTGCCGGCGGAAATGCTGCCGGAGGGCTTCAACTGGAGCCAGCACGACAATTACATGCGGTTCGTCAATCCGGCGAACGGTGCGGTCATATCGGGGGAGGGCGGCGAGGACATGGGCCGCGGCGGTCGGTCCTCGCTCTATGTGGTCGACGAGGCGGCATTCGTGCCCAATGCGGAGACGGTCGAGAAGGCTCTTTCCGGTAACACCGACTGTGTGATCTGGGTTTCTTCGGTCAATGGCATGGGCAACTTGTTCGCCCGTAAGCGCCACTCGATCATGAAACCACACCAGATAGCGCGGCTGCACTGGCGCGATGACCCGCGCAAGACAGAGGAATGGGCAGCCGCCAAGCAGGCGTCGTTCTCCGACCCGACGACATGGGCCAGCGAATACGACATCGACTATTCTGCGTCTGTTGAGGGCATCTGCATCCCGGCTGTCTGGGTCGAGAGTGCGAAACGGCTTCGTGCACTGGAGCCACGCCTTCGCCCGTCAAATACCGGAGTTCTTGGCCTCGACGTCGGTGCCGGCAAGGCAAAGTCAGTAGCCATCGCCCGCAAGGGGCCGGTGGTTGAGCCTCCACAGGCGCGAGGAGATCCTGACACCACCGGCACGGCCCATTGGGGCTTGGAGGTAGCCAAGGCATCAGGCTGCGACCGGCTTAACTTCGACGCTCCCGGTGTTGGCGCCGGCGTGTCGTCGACGTTGATGAACAATCCCGTGGAAGGACTGACGGTCACGGCCGTTAACACCGGGGTGCCGCCATCGGAAATGCTTTGGCCAGACGGCCGCAAGTCGGAAGAGATGTTCGGCAATCAGAAGGCCGAAGTCTGGTGGCTCACACGCACCGCTATCCAGCGCACGCATGAACATGTGCTGTTTCTGGAAGGCAAGCCGAACGGCAAAGAGCACCCGGTAACAGACCTGCTTGCCCTGCCGAGCGGCGACAAAGAAAGCGATACTCTTTGCCTGCAACTGTCGCTGGTGAAGTGGGGCCGCAACGATCGGGGCAAGATCGTAATCGAGAAGAAAGAGGCACTTCAGCGCCGCGGCATATCCAGCCCCGATCATGCTGATAGCCTGGTGTTGACCTTCGTAGACCCGCCGGCCGCTCCTGTAGCCATGATGTTCCTGACCAAGAGGCACCGATGAATCAGTTGGTCAGGCTTGGCAACGCCATCACGCGGCGCCTGGATGTGATGTTCCCCGGCTTCTTCGCCGAGTTCAAGCACAACCACTATCGTGATTTCGGCTATCCCGAGACACTGTCGTTCCAGCAGTTCTTCAGCATGTACACCCGCAACGGCATCGCCGCGGCCGGGGTGGACAAGACCATCCTGAAGACGTGGCAGGATGCGCCTTTCCTTCTGGAGCAGGAGCGCGACGGCAGCGCGGGTGTGCAGGACGAGACGCCTCTGGAAAAGGAAATCCGCACGCGCTTCTCCGATCTCCGCCTCTGGGGCCAGCTTGCCGAGGCCGATCGCCGCTCGATGGTCGGGGCATACTCCGGTGTCATCCTGCGCCTGGCTGACAGCAAACGGTTCATTGAGCCGGTTGACCGCGTTCCCGGCGGCCTTGAAGGCCTGGTGGAAATCATCCCGGCATGGGAAGGGCAGTTGCAGGTCTCGGAATGGGATATGGACGAGACGTCGGAGAGCTACGGCCAGCCGAAGATGTTCCAGTTCAACGAGGCCAGCGTCGACCAGACACGCAAGCAGCCCCGTCAGTTTCAGGTTCACCCCGACCGGGTCATCATTTGGTCGAAGGATGGCACGGTCAACGGCCGCTCTGCCTTGGAGCCGGGATACAACGACCTCCTGACGCTGGAGAAGATCAGCGGCGCCGGCGGCGAGGGGTTCTGGAAGAACGCCAAGTCGGCACCGGTGCTCCAGATCGACAAGGAAGCCAACCTTGAGCTCATGGCCCGCGCCATGGGCGTCCCGGTCACCGATCTTGCCGATAGGATGGATGAGCAGGTCGCGGACTGGCAGAAGGGGTTTGACCAACTGCTGATGTTGCAGGGCATGGAGGCCAAGACCCTTGGCATCACATTGCCCAGCCCTGAACACTTCTGGGCCGCGCCGCTTCAGTCATTCGCCGCCTCGATCTCGATCCCGTTGAAGATCCTTGTCGGCATGCAGACGGGGGAGCGCGCCAGCTCGGAAGACGCCGACGAATGGGCGCAGACCAACATGTCGCGCCGGTCGAGCCAGGTCATTCCGAACATCATGGCGCTGGTCAATCGCCTCGAGCGGTTCGGCATCCTGCCTGAAAAGGACTGGTTCCTCGACTGGACCGACCTGACCGAAAGCTCAATCGGCGAGAAGATCGACCGAGCCGTCAAGATGACGACGGCCAACCAGAACATGAAGGACGGCGGCGAGATCATCTTCACGCCGGAAGAGATCAGGGCATCGGTCGGTTACGAGCCACTGAGCGAGGCCGAGAAGTATCGCGACGAGACCACCGAGGAAGACGAGGCCGCCGCGGCGACGCCTGCGCCTGTTCCGTCCAAGTAATTAGGAGAAATCCAGTGCCGAAACAGGTCCGGATCAACATCCGGACGGTGGCCAATGTTGCCGCCGTTCGGAAGGAAAAGCGCAATGGTCGTGACGTCGTGATCGTGCCCAGCGCCACGCTGCCCGACAACGTGGTGATGAACGAAATCATGTATCCGGCCGACGAGATCGCGAAGTCTTTCGCCACTCTCAACCGGACGCCGGCGCCGCTCGGCCATCCTCTCGTCAACGGCAAGTTCGTTTCGGCCAAAGACCCGGAAGGCATCAACGTCGGCTGGATCGGCGCATGGAATGAGAACTTGCGCCAGGAGAACGGCCGCGTCCTCCTCGACAAGGTCATCGACGTCGAGATGGCCAACCGCAGCGAGGGCGGCAAGGCGGTCCTGAGCGCGATCGACAAGGGCGGGCCTATCCACACATCCACCGGGCTGCTGTGCAACCTGGAGGCCGCCAACGGCGACGTGCCCTACAAGCAGATTGCTCGCAACATGGAGTTCGACCACGACGCCATCCTGCTCGACGAGCATGGCGCGGCCACCCCGGAAATGGGCGTCGGCATGATGGTCAATTCCAAGGGCGAGAACGAAGAAATCGAGGTCATCAACTCCGCACTCGACATGGCGGACAATGAACTCGATTGGGCGGTGGATTCACTGGCCCGAGCTTTGGATCGCCGGCAGCGCGCCGGCTTTCTGGAGCGAATGAAGACCGCGATCATCGAAGCCTTCGGCTCCGAGCGGGAACCCTCTGCAAATCGAAAGGAAGCAGACATGACTGTGTCGAAAGAACAGTTCGATGCGCTTTCCGCGAAGGTTGATACCCTCTCGGAAGGCCTCGGCAAGATCGGCGAAACGGTAGGCGCTGCCGTCGCCAATGCGCTCAAGCCTGTGCTCGATGCCCAGGCTGCGATCGCCGCCAACCAGAAGGCGAAGGACGATGCCGAAAAGGCCGATCTCGTCGCCAAGGTGGTCAAGGCCAACATCCTCGATGAGGAAGCGGCCAAGGAGACGCCGCTCAACGCGCTCCGCAAGCTCGCCGAGAAGGCGGTGCCCGGCAAGGCCGCCGCACTCAACGGTGCGTTCCGCTCCCGTGGCGACGCTCCGGCCTTCAAGCTGCCGAAGGGGGATGCATAATCATGGCCCGCTACAACAAGATCTACGCCGGCCCGTATACCGAGGCTACTCCGCAGGTCCAGGAAGCAATCCTCAACGGTGCCTATGTCCCCGGCACCTTCTTGGTCTGGTCCTCGGGCAACTTCGCCCAGGCCGGCGCCAACTCGCTGCTGAAGCTGTTCATCCTTCAGGACAACTACCTGATGATGAAGGGCGTCTCGGACGCTTGGGCTTCGGGCGACCGCGGCATCGGCATGGAATTGCTCGACGAGCAGTTCTTCAATGCTCTGGTCGCGACCGGCAACAATCTCGTCAAGGGATCGCCGCTCACGACGAACGCCACCGGCCGCCTCGTCCTTGCAACTACCGGACAGCGCATCGTGGCGTTCTCGGAAGAGACCTACAACAACAACACCGGCTCTGATCAGCTTGTTCGGGTTCGCCCGGCCAAAGCGTTCGGCGCTGTTTAAGGAGAGGCGACAGCAATGCGCTATTTCGACGAAACCCTTGTCGCCAATTCCCGCCTGCATGCGGAATGGTGGGGCGACCTCACGGCGAACCGCGAATGGTTCCACCGGGTCGAGGAAGAACTCGCCTCGGTCAACAATGTCGCCGCGGTTCTGCCGCGCGATGCATGGCTCGACCTCGATGGCATCACCCGCCGCGTGATGCGCAACGACGAAGGCCAGGCCTATATGTCCGACCTGATGCCGCTGGCCAAGGCGGTCAACATCGGCAAGCTGGTGCACCTGACCCGCACGTCTTCGGATGCCGGCACGGTGTTCCGATCGATGTCCGGCCAGGTTCCCGTGTCGCTCGACAAGGTCGCCTACGCCTATGCCGGCAACCCGGTCCCGATCTTCTCGACCGCCTATGGTCGCGAATGGCGGGAGTGGAACACCTTGCAGAGCGAGAACTTCGACGCGTTGTCGGATGATCAGGAGGCGCATGTCGCCAAGATCCGCCGCAACATGGCCCAGTATGCTCTCGACGGCGACGCCACCATCGTCATCGGCGGCTATACCGCCTATGGCATTCGCACCTCGCCGCTCTCCAAGGTCCTCAACCTTGGCCCGACCGGCGGCGCGAACATCGATCTGGACGCCACGACGACCACGTCGGATGCGATCGATTCGTTCTTCACCCAGACCATGGGGGCGATGCTTGACGCGAACCTGATCACCGGCAAGGTCAACCTCTACGTCTCGCCGGAGATCGGCCGCAACCTCGATCGCTCCTACTCGGGCTCCTCGGGCTTCAAGGGCGGCACGTTGCTGAGCTACCTGCTCACCAACCGCCGCATCAACAAGATCGAGGTCACCTATGAGCTGACCGGAAACCAGTTCTTCGGCTTCGTGCCGAGCTCTGAGTACATCCGCCCGCTCGTCGGCATGGCTGTGAACACCACGGCCAAGACCCGCCAGAACCCGACCGACAATTACCAGTTCCTGGTGATGGGCGCGATGGGTCTGGAGATCCGGGCCGACTTCAACGGCAAGTCGGGCGTGTTCTACACCACAGACGTCTGATGCCTCTGCCTCGCCTTCGGGCGGGGCTTTCTCTCTCATGCAAAAGGAGCGCAACATGCGCATTCGCATCGAAAAGGCGGGCATCTTCGGCAAGGATGGCGAGTATGCCGTCGGCACCGAACTGGACGTCCAGGAAGAACCAAAGGTCTGGGGTGACCGCTACACGGTGATCTCCGAAGGTCGCAAGAGCAAAGCGGCGGTGACCAACCCCGAAGGGGGCGGCGAGGTGAAGACGGCAGGCGATGTGCTCGCCTTGGCGGACGGCAACTTCATGGCGTTCAAATCGGCGGCTGCCAAGCTGCTCGGCGACAAGACCCCGTCCAAGAAGGACGAGATCGTCGCCGCCCTTGAAGACCTTGCCACGACGCCGGAGTAACCAAGCATGGCTGGCTATGGTGACGACGCTGCATTCACGGCATGGCTGGCCGCCAATGGCCTCGCCTTGCCCGCCGGCGCGCCGTCACCTGCCGTTTTGCGCCAACTGGGGAGCGCTTACCTCGATGCCACCTACGGCGCCCGGTTCAAGGGCCAGCCAACGGCCGGCTTCGATCAGGAAAGGTCATGGCCGCGCACCGGCGCCATTGTGGGAGGCGCTGAAGTGCCGTCGACCACTATCCCGCTCGCGATCATCAATGCGTCGTTCTATGCCGCGTTTCAGGCCGCCAGCGACCCGGCCAGCCTGTCGACGATCTCCTCAACTTCGGGTGTGGTGAAGCGCGAGCGCGTCGAGGGTGCGGTCGAGGTGGAATATCAGGACGCGTCGAAGTCGGCCGGAGGGGTGTTCGACCCTTATGCGCCGTCGGCGATCACGCCGCTGCTAACCATCGTCGATGGCATGGTCGCGCCGTATCTGGTCATTCTGGTGCCGGGCATCGGCATCTGGTCGATCGGCTGCTGATCATGGCAAAGTTCGACTATGACCGGATGCAGAAGACCGCGACCAGGCTTCTCGACCGTTTCAGCCAGGGCGTCGTCCAGCTGAAGCGCGAGACGCCCGGTGTTGTCGATCCTGACCAGCCTTGGGTGCCGGTTGAGCCAACGGTGGCGCTTTATCCGCTCAATGCCGCGGTCAAACGCGTTGATCAGCGGTACGAGAACGGCGTCCTGATCGTTCAGACCGGCGACATGGTGACGTTCGCTGTGCCAGAGGTCGTGCCACTGCTCACCGACTTCCTGATCATAGACGGAACCGAGCGCGTCATCACCAGCCTACGGCCGACGCCAGCCGCGGGGACGGTGGTGAAATGGACCGCGTTTTGTGCGACTTAGCTATTGGACAATTTCGCCACCAATCACGCCATTTGGGGTGGGTACCCAGCATGGGGTGCCAAGGGCCACAAGAGGGCTCGGCCCAAACCTTCCTGCCGTTGTGCCGCAATACGCTCCCAAGCCTTCCGGTGGCGGCTGTGCTGGCGGATTGATGTGATTTTCCACGGGGGCGCCGTTATCCCTCTGCAAGTTGTCCATCTGCAATCTATCTAGGCGAGTGGAAAAGCCGTTTGTGAAGTCGCCGAGCCATCCGCCCGAGACGATGTAGGGCGTATCGTCGTCGATTGGATCTGCGTAGGCACTTGAGAAAATGCCAATTGAGGCTCTGGGTGAAGGGACAGTCGGCTTGACACTTGACCCGTTGATATAAGAGGTAATTAGCGCCGGAGCGGCAATACCAAGCTGCACCAATGTAATCGGACTTCGAACTTCAGAATTTAAGCTCGCAATAATGCCGCCAAGGATAATCAATACTATTATTCTGACAGCATATCCAACGTAATTACCCGTTGTTAGTGTGCTAGGACCATCGATAAACGGTGAAAAATCAACGGTTAGCAGACTGACCAATATTGGTAGTATTCCACCTAAGGCGCCGAGCGCGAACATGGAAATTTTCGACATGCCAGTACCCTCCCACTGTAGTGGAGCTAAGCAACGATTGACTTACGCAACTGCGCGAAATCCATCGCATTATAATCCAAAATTCACCCTTCTCCAAATTTGATCGGTCACGGATGCTCAAAAGGATTACACCACGTGAGCGGTTCGAGCAGCTTGTCTCGGCCTATGAGCCGATGCTTCGCGCCGCCTTCCTCGAAGCGATCGACGACATCACCAGCAACATCGTGCTGCGCCGGATCGTAGAGCGCCTGGAGCGCGGCGACATCAATGGGACCATTGTCGCCATGCATCTGGACGAAGCAGCGTTCCGGCCACTCGATGAAGCGATCCGGCAGGCATTCAACGGCGGCGGCGTCGCGGCGGTTGAGGGAATGCCGGCGCTGCGCGATCCGTTCGGCCACACTGTCGTGGTCAGGTGGGATGTGCGGAACGTCTGGGCGGAGGAATGGCTGAGGCTGCATTCGGCTGGCCTTGTGACCGATATCGTCGCCGACCAGATCATCGCGATCCGCACCGCTCTCGAGGAAGGCCTCGCCCGCGGTGACAACCCACGTCAGACCGCCCTCGATGTCGTCGGCCGCGTCAATCGGGTGACTGGCAGGCGTGAAGGCGGGGTGATCGGGCTCAGCTCAACCCAAAGCGACTACGTTGCCAGAGCCCGCCGTGAGTTGGCCTCGTCTGAGCCCGATCAACTCCGCAACTATCTGACCCGCGCGCGGCGCGACAAGCGCTTCGATCGGTCAATCACAGCCGCGATCCGAGAGGGTAAACCAATCGCTAAGGAGGCGGTTGACAGGATCGTATCGAGGTACGCCGACGGGCTGCTCAAGCTGAGGGCGGACACGATATCGCTGCATGAGACATTCGCGGCGCTGGGTGCATCGAAGGACATCGCCTTCCGCGATCAGATCGGCAAGGGTAACGTCCGGGCCGACACCGTGACGAAGACCTGGCGACATACACCGGGCGAGCATCCTCGCATCCAGCACATCGCGATGCATGGGCAGGTGGTCAGGTTCGATCAACCGTTCATGGCGCCGGACGGGACTGCGATACCGTATCCGCATGCGCCGGGCGTTCCAGCGAGGCATACGCTCGGCTGCAAATGTTTTTGCGAATACCGCATCTCGTTTGCGGAACAGATTTTGGGGCCGGCTATTCGGTAGGTTTCCCGGCCTCGCGGCGTTCCAACTCGCGCTCGACGGCCTCGCGAACGAGGTCAGAGCGCTTTTCTTTCGGCTTCAACACGGCATCCATCCGCGCAAGCGTCCCTTCCGGGAAGCGCGCCGGCATCTGCTCGTGATTGATCTGCTTTCGTCCCACAGGGCGACGGCTACCTGATATCAACAATTCGGTCAATCTCGCCTCCAAAAGAGATATCACCTATTGACGGCGATACCTGATATCACCTAAATAGAAGATATCAACTACGGAGGCAAGAGCATGCACCCCGCCGATAAGCACTTTACGAGGAAAGACTTGCCGCGCGGGATCGTGGCCACCTGCCTTCACTGCAAGCATTCTGACGTTGTGATGAAGGTTCCTAAAGGGTCGGCCGGCCGGGGCTGGGGAATGAGAGAGGGCAACAAGCAGCGCGGCCGGATGATCCAGCACATTAAGAACGCGCATCCCGAGGTGCTGGCATGACCCGCCTCTGCTCGGTCGAAGGGTGCGGGAAGAAGCACTACGGGTGCGGGTATTGCGCGGAGCACTATCGTCGATGGAAGCGTAACGGAGACCCGCTAGTCGGTCGAAACCGCATGTCGGTGGAAGGACCGTGCCTCGTTGAAGGCTGCGAAAAACCTAGGCACGCCAAGGGATACTGTAACGATCACTATCACAGGTTCTCGAAATACGGTGACCCGCTCGGCGGTGGTACAGTTCGTGGAGAACCTCTCGCATGGATCAAGAGCCACGTCGATTGGGACGGGGCTGGGTGCCTGGCGTGGCCGTTTGCTTCAAGCGGCAATGGACGAGGCATGGTGTGGTTCTCCGGGAAACTGGAACTAGCCTATCGCGTGATGTGCACGATGGCGCACGGGAACCCGCCGACCCCGGAGCACGAAGCCGCGCACTACTGCGGGAAAGGGCATGAGGGCTGCATCCATCCGCGTCATCTCGGGTGGGAAACGACGCAAGCGAATGAGGCTCACAAGCTGATGCATGGAACGCTTGTGTGGGGCGAAGACTGCCACCTGTCCAAGCTCACGGAAGATCAAGTTCGGTTCATCAGGGCCAATCCGCGTGCGAGCGGTAAAAGTCTGGCCGAGCGGTTCAATGTGAGTGAAGCCACCATAGGCGACATTCGAAGCGGGCGGTCGTGGAAACACTTGGATGGCTAACAGTTCTTTCTCCGCAACGGTAGGCCAATGGGCGGTCACCGTACCAAAGGCGCTCGAAGTTGTTTTCCGAGAATCGGCTCAAGAGCTTGTCAGCCAACTCGACCAGTTGCTTGCCGATACGGTCTACGCCGGGCCTCAGTCGCCGGGATATGTCCGAACCGGGTTCCTTCGCGCATCGCTGATGGCTTCGACTACGGCCATGCCGACGCTAAACCGTGCCAATCCCGGCGCACCGGTGCATGCCGACCTTGGCGAGGTGATCCTGGTCATCAACGGCGCCGATCTCGGGGATACGCTCTATCTCGGCTACACGGCCAACTATGCGGCCTACGTTCACTATGGCGCCAACGGCACGACGCCGCGGCCTTGGGTGACGCTGGTTGCGCAGCGCTGGGTCATGATCGTCGAGGCCAAGGCGGCTGAAGTGAAGCGCAGGCTGGGGCTCTGAAATGCCGAGTATCGAAACCCAGATATGGCTCGCGCTGAAGGGCAGGGTGCAGACCCTCACGCTGTCGCCAGTTCTCCCGATCGCGTGGCCGAACGAGGATTTCATCAAGCCGATCACCGGATATCTCCGCGTCACCCACGTCCCGAACATCAACCGCCGGCTGTTCATCGGCTCGACCGGTCCTCACCAGCGCATCGGCCTCCTCCAGATCGATGTGTTCGCCAAGAAGAACCAGGACGCATCGGTCGCGGCTGAAATCGCAGGGCAGGTGGCCGCATGGTTCCCGACCGATCTGCGCATGACCTATGGCGCCGTTTCAGTGCGCGTCACCAAGGCGCCGGACGTCGCCCAGGCAATTGCCGACGACACGCATTGGCAAACGCCGGTGACGGCCGCCTACGAGGTTTTCGCCTAATCGCCCTTTAGGCAAGGCACATCCCTGAAAATCGAAAGGAGGCGGTCATGCAGATCGTCTATTCGCGCACGCCCGTCCCCAACATGGAAGGGCGGAAACTGCAGAACCCGAGACATTTCGCCGGCCCCATTGCAGGGGCAACGAAGGTCTACATCGACGGCGACTGGCCTGCGATCGCAGCAGCCTACAAAGCGGCCAACGTTCCCGTCGCGCCCATCACTGAAATGCGGGCGCTGCCCGGCCAGCCGAAGGAGAATGGCAAATGAGTGTTTCAACCGCTTCCGAAACCAAGGTCTACATCGGACCGACGACTCCAGCCGCGGATGCTGCTGCCTATGCCGCCCTGACATGGGTGGAGATCGGCGAGGTCCAATCCGTCGGGGAATTCGGCGACCAGGCAAACGATGTCACATTCACCTCGCTGAGTGATGGTCGCGTGCGCCACCTGAAGGGCGCACGCGATGCCGGCGCGCTGGCGCTGGTTTGCGGCCGCGATGCTCTGGATCTCGGCCAGGTCGCCGCGCGCGCTGCCGAGAAAACCAAATTCGCCTACGCGATCAAGATCGTGGCGGCGGACGCGCTGGACGCAAATGACACCGACAGCATCTTCTACTTCCATGCTCTGGTGCAGTCGGCCCGCAACAACTTCGGCGAAAATGACGCCGTGGTGACCACGACGTTCAATCTTGGCATCGTCACCGCGATCATCGAAGTGCCCGCGACGGTGGTGGCATAATGGATCTCGCCAAGTTTGATGGTTTCGCCAAGTCCTTCGATGAGGGGATGGTCGTCGACATCGTCCATCCCTCGACTGGCGAAAAGCTCGGCATGTCTGTGACGGTGGCCTCGTATCAGTCCGAGCGGGTCAAGAAGCTTCAGCGCAAGATGGCGAACGTCGCCATGCGCGAACAGCGTCGCAACCCGAAGAAGGCCGCCACGGTCGAGGAGGTCGAGGAGAAGGCGCATGACATCATGGTTGCGGCAGTGGTGGCATGGTCGGGCTTCGAGCGCGACGGCAAGGAGTTGCCCTGCACGCCGGAGAACGTCCGGGCTGTCCTGACCAATCCCGATCTCTGGTTCATTGCCGAGCAGATCGACAAGGCTGCGGACGATCAGCAGGGTTTTTTGACAGCCTCGGCGCGGACCTGATCGCCTTTGCCGAGGCCAAGTTCGCAAAGCCAGGGGCGGATATCGAACCGCCCGAGGCAACCGCATACCTCTGGGACTGGTATCGCGACCTGTCCGTCTCGTTCGGCGGCATGGGCGGGACCGCCTTCCATTCCGAGATAGTAGCGTTCTCGATCTTGACCGGTGCCGAGCCATCGCCTTGGGACGTCGAGATGCTCCGGGCGATCTTTCGTGTCCATATGGCGGCGGCGACATCGAAGAAGTCAGGGCAGCCGGCCGTGGTCGAAACCGACGCTCGGGATGGTGCAGCGGTGTCGGGGCTTCTGAGGGGTATGGGGGCGAAGAGGCGGGCTACTTGAACTCTTCTTTGGTGCCGTCGGCGTAGATGATGCCAGTAACGCAAATCGCGCCGTGGGCGTCCTCCTTCGCAATTTTTAGGATGCGGGGCACGACCAAGCTCCCGACATCAACGTCCTTCTGAAATGGTCCAGCCGGAACCACATCGTCACGAGGAAATTCAAAGGCGCCCATGTCTTTGCCGAGGGCATCTTTGAATGTGACGTAACCGTCGACCATCCTGGCCGGTTTTGTGAGGGTGCTTACGATCTCAAGGTGGAAAGCGGTCGTCGCTTCGTTGACCTGCTTGGCTCCCCAAGCCTTGAGCTGCAATGGCGCTTTCGCATCTCCTGAGCAAGCGCCGAACGCAAGGGTCGGCACCAAAGAAAAGACTAGCATTAAGATAGACCGCATCAACTCCTCCGGGATGGCGTCGGCGCGGAAGATAGTCCTCTTTCTGCATCAAGGTAAAGAATGGCCGATATCGCAACACTTGGGCTGTCTGTGGACAGCAGCCAGGTCGATCGCGGAACGCTTTCGCTTACGCGGCTATCGGGCGCAGCGAAGCAAGCGGAGGTGGCGGCCAATGGCATCGCCACAGGCGCACGCGGTGCGGCCGCGGCGGCGCAGGCCGTAGTCGCCGCCAGCGATAACGCGGCTGGCGCACTCACTCGTGAGGCAGCGGCGGCGCGCCAGGCATCGAGCGCATTGAACGGTCATGCGCGCGGGGTGAATGACAATGCTCGCCGAATGAGTGGCAGCATGTCCGGCCTCGCCGCTCAGTTCCAGGACATCGGCGTCACCGCAGCGGCTGGTATGAGCCCGGCGATCATTGGTTTGCAGCAGGGCGCGCAAATCGCCGGCCAAATGGAAATGGCAATGGCAGGCGGCGCGTCCGCGGTAAGTGTGCTGGGCAATGCGTTCAAGTCGCTGCTCTCGCCGGTGACCTTCGTGGCCATAGGCTTGACCACTCTCGCAGCTGCCGGGTTACAGATGGTCAACTGGCCCAAGGCGGCAGCGTCAGCGCTCAACAGCCTCGCCAGTATCCTCCAAACCATCGCGCCCTACGCGATTGGCGCAGCGGCCGCCCTAGCATTGCTATACGCACCGGCGATCTTCGCGGGCATCACCGCTTTATCCGAAGCGATCTTAGGTGTCACGGCTCGTCTCGCCGGGCTAGCGATAGGGTTTGCCCTCGCAAATCCTGCTGCTGCATTTGTTATCGGCATCACTGCTGCGGTTGCGGCCGCCAATATCTTCCGTGATGAACTCACCCAGATCTTCGGTGTCGATATCGTCGGCGCGGCCAAAGATGCTGTGAACTGGGTAATTGGCGCTTTCGTAGGGGGATTCCAAGCGATCAAGGCGGTGTGGGGGCAACTTCCCGCCGCCCTTGGAGATATCGTCTATTCGACGGCGCAGACGGTTGTCACCGGCATTGAAAGCATGGTGCAATCGGCCGTTGGCGCGCTGAACGACCTGACCAACAAAGCGGCCCTTGCTCTCGCCAAAGTCGGGCACCCTCTAAACCCAGAGGCGTATAACAGCCTGATTATTCCACCCGTGTCGTTTAAGGCGCCGACGAACCCATACGCGGGAGCAGCAACGGGCGCGCTCGGCTCCGTCAAGGACGCATTCAGCGGGGCCATGGGCACCGACTACGTTGGCACCGGTATGGACGTCATTGCCAAGGGTGCCTCCGCTGCATCCGGCAAGCTAAAGGAACTCGCCGAATGGCTCGGCAAGGTCGATGAGAAGAAGAGAAAGAGCCACGGCGGCAAGACCGACGCTGAGAAATATTCCGACATTGTCGACGGCGCGAACCGCCGTATCGCCTCTCTTCAGGCCGAGTATGTCGCCCTCGGTATGACCGACATGGCCGCTGCAAAGTTGGCCTACGAGACGGATCTACTGAACGAGGCGCAACGCAAGGGCATCACGCTATCCGCGACCCAGAAAGCAGAACTTTCTGGACTTGCGGATCGGATGGCGGCGCTGGAGATCGCGACCAAGAACGCAAAGGAGGCGATTGCCTTTGCCAAGGACATCACGAAGGGCTTTGTCGATGACCTTCGATCCGGCCTGGAGCAGGGGAAGGGCTTTTGGGAGAGCTTCGGCAATGCCGCGCTGAATGTCTTGGACAAGATCGCCGATAAGCTGCTGAACGACGTTCTTGACGCCATCTTCAAGGTGAGTTCGGCGAGCTCATCCTCTGGTGGTGGGTTCTGGAGCATCCTCGGCGGGCTGTTTGGTCTCGGCGGTGGCGGTCTTGGGGTTTTCCCCGGCGGCGGTTCTGTCAACAGCACTGGCGGTCTTTGGGCTGACGGCGGTTATACAGGCGCCGGCGGCAAGTACGAGCCGGCTGGTGTTGTGCACAAAGGCGAATATGTCTTCTCGGCCGCGGCGACCCGCGCCATCGGCGTTGGGAATCTCAATCGGGTACACGGCCGGGCCAAGGGTTACGCCGGCGGAGGGTATGTCGACGGCGGCGTGCCTCGCTTGACAGTCCCCGCGAACCAGAACGGCGGCGCCCCTGTCATCCAGATCATCGACCAACGCACCAACGGCGGAACCATTGAGCGGGACGATCAGAACGGGATAACTCGCTTGATCGTTCGTGACGAGATCAAGCGCTCCGGCCTCGGTACGGTCCAGCATCACGCGGCACTGCACCAGCAAGCCGTCAGCGAGCGATTTATTCGCTGAATGAGAATGGTTTTGTCGGTTCTAGGCTAAGCCGGTAAAGCTTCAGCCATTGCTCTTCGTCCATCGTGCTCACATTTGAAAGTAGCTGCCTGGCACGCGCAACGCCACGCTCGGCAATCTGTTCGTACGTGAGTGATTGGTCATAGGGGACGTCGGCGGTCATTTTAACGCCAAGTCCTAATGGCTCTTCGCCGAGCGTGATCTCCAAATCGACGTGGACCATGAACGCGCGCTCTTCGACGCCTTCTTGGCCAGGGATTTGGCCGATATCTCGCACGTGAACTGCCTTCAATTTCATAAGCCCGCTCCTTCTAACCCTCTGCAATGGTGCGCGAAGGGCCACGAAGGTGTCAACCGTAGCGAGTACACATGGCGCTGACTTTCCCCTTGTCTCTCGCGGCCTTCGCCGATCTGCTCGATGTCACGTCGGTCAAATGGGCGCTCCAGGACAACCGCGAGTTTTCCGGCATGGGATCGGGCCAGATCCTGGAGGCGGATCTCGCTCCGCAGCTTTGGCAGGGCGATGTCACGCTCGGCGAGGCCTACCACTACGAGACGCGCAAGATTGAGGCCAAGATCAACGCGGTGATCCGCTCGCTCGGCTCGTTCTACCTCTACGACCCCCGCACCGCAGCACCGTACGCGGACCGTGACGGCGCCATCCTTGGCGCTTCGACAGTGCAGATCAATTCCCTGCCGGACAACAAGTCTATGACACTCAAGGGATTGCCCGCCGGATACATCATTACCGCCGGCGACTACGCGTGTTGGGATTATGGGTCGCCGACACGACGTGCCTTCCACGAGTTCTCGGAAGACATCACGGCGAACGGCTCCGGGGTAACCGGTGCGGTCGAAGTGTCGCCCTTTATCAGGCCGGGGGCAGCCATCAACCAAGTCGTGACGCTGATCAAGCCCGCGATGAAATGCAAGATCAAGCCAGGTTCATTCTCCGTCGGCTCAACCGGCAACACCGTGACCAGCCAAATCAGCTTTTCCGTGATCCAGAAGCTATGAAATCGATCGACGGCACCACATACGCAGCGCTGCTCGCCGCGCCTGATGCCGGCATTTGCGAGCGGGATTTCGTCACTTTCTATGTCCGCTCGCTCGACGGGCTGACGACGACGATGTTCTGCTTCTGGAATGATCTCGACACTGTCACGGCATCGGTGCTGCGAGGCGATACCGGCTCGGCCGAAAACCGGGACTTCGTCGGTGACGGCTCGCTGCTTTCGGTCGACCGTGTTCCGCTGGTGTCCGATCTGACCATCCAGACCGTGAAGGTCACCCTCTCGCAAATCCATGCCACGGTGCAGGACATGGTGCGCGGGCACGACATCCGCGGCGCGCGCGTCGAGATCCACCGCGGCTTGTTCGATCCCTCGACCCATGCCGTGGCCGGGTCGATCTACTGCCACTTCGTCGGCAAGGTGAACAAGGCGCCGATCGCCACGCCCAAGATCGGCGATGAGGGCTCGATCTCGATCGATGTCGTTTCAATCGTGCGCGAGCTCACCCGCACCAACCCCGCCAAGAAATCGGACGAGACTCAGAAGCGCCGCTCCGGCGACCGTTTCCGCCGCTATTCCGGCGTCGCCAACGTGCCGGTGTTCTGGGGCGTCGAGAAGGCCAAGACCAAATGAACCGCCTCCCTGACTGGCCGGCTCGGCTGCATGATTTCATAGACGGCGTGAAGCGCTCGCCCTTCGCGTGGGATGGTCACGACTGTTTCATCGGCTGGGCGGCCGATGCCGTTCTCGCCATGACGGGCGAGGACATCGCCGCGCGCTATCGTGGCAAATACAAGACGGCCAAGGGCGGCGCTGCCGTGCTGCGTCGGGCCGGGTTCGACAACCTGGCCGATGGCATGGCCTCGCTGCTGCCGGAATACCCGGAAGGGGTCAGTCGGGCAAAACTCGGCGACATCGCGGCGATCCCGACCGATGGTCCATTCGGCTGGTCGCTCGGCATCGTCAACGGCGAAACCATCCTGACGGCCGGCGAGAAAGCCATGGGGGTCTCGCCGCTGCTGACGGCCACTCGGGCATTTCGGGTCGGATAATGCTGTCTCGCATCCTCCTTGCCGTCTGGTTCGTCCTGGCGGGCCTTTCGGCCGCGCATGCCGATCCAGTGTCGATCGTCCTTGGCATCGGGTCTTGGATCGCCGGTGCCGGCGCGTTTGTGCAGACACTGCTCGGCGTCGCCTTCAAGGCCGGCCTCAGCCTGATCGAGAAGGCGCTGACGCCAAAATCGAAAGCGCAAGAGCCAGGCGTCCAGGCCGATATTCAGGTCGGTGGCGACAATCCGCTCTCGTTCATCATGGGCAGCTTCGCCGACGCCGGCCAGCTCGAATACATCAACACGTGGGGTAATGCAGGCGAGACGCCGAACGCCTACCTGACGCAGGTCATCTCGTTGGCCGACATTCCCCTGCACGCCTTGACCGGCCTATGGGTGAATGACCAGAAGGTTACCCTGCCGACGATGACAGGAACGGCGCCCTATCCGCAGGGCTGGCCGGTCGCCGAGTTCGAGAAGCCCAGCGGCAACAATCATCTCTGGATCAGGTTCTATGACGGCACGCAAACCGCCGCCGATCAATTCCTGATCGACACTTTCGGCGCCGATCCGGATCGTCCATGGACGTCGGACATGATCGGGCGAGGCGTACCCTATGTCGTCGTCACGGCGCAGACGGACACCGCGCTGTTTTCCGGAGTTCCCGCCTATCTATCCGAGACGGACGGGTGCCGCTGGTACGACATCCGAAAAGATACGACCGCTGGCGGTTCCGGCACTCATCGCTGGTCGGATCAGTCGACTTGGGAGCCGTCCGACAACCCAATCGTGCACGCCTATAATGTCATCCGCGGCATTACCTATAACGGCACTTGGGTCTATGGCGGCCAGACGACGCAAGCCTACCAGCTGCCGGCGGCGAACTGGATGGCGGCGATAAACGCCTGCGATATTGCCATTCCGCTGGCCGCCGGCGGTACGGAAAAGCAGTATCGCTCTGGTTGCCGCATCTCGACCGACCAAGAACCGGCCGATGTGCTGGAGAGCATCCTCAAGGGGTGCTCGGGTCGTCTGGTCGAGGCGGGCGGCATCTACAAGGTCACAGTCGGGGCGCCCGGCGCCGCGGTCTATTCGTTCACCGACGAAAACATCGTCGTCACCGAGGGACAGAGCTTCGACCCGTTCCCTGGTCTGGAGCAGACCTACAACGGCGCGCAGGCCAGCTATCCCGAGCCTGCCGAGAAATGGGCGTCAAAGGACGCACCGGCCTATCTGCGCACCGATCTCGAGGTGCTTGACGACAACCGCAGGCTCGTCACGGGACTGAAATTCCCGACAGTGCCCTATGCCGTTCAGGTCCAGCGGCTGCTTAAGGAGGCGATCCAGGACTCGCGGCGCTTCCGCCAGCATCAGTTCTATCTGCCGCCCGAGGCATGGCTGCTCGAGCCTGGCGACGTGGTGTCGTGGACGAGCAGCCGCAACAGCTATTCCAACAAGAAATTCCTGATCACGTCGATCGAGGGCGGCTCCAATTTCCTCCAGCTGGTTTCCCTGAAAGAGGTCGATCCGAGCGACTTCACCTGGAATCCGGCCACCGATCAGAAGCCCTATTCGGTGGGGCCGATCGGGCCGATCAGGCCGGCGGCGCAGCAGATGACCGGCTGGCAGGCGTTCCCGGCGGCATTCCGGGATGCCGCCTCGAATGCCAGGCGTCCCTCGATCGAGATCCGGTTCCCTGGCAATCTTGACGATGTCGAGTTTGTCCGTGTTCAGGTTCGGCTTGCCTCCTCCGGCGCTATCGTCTTTGACGGGGTGATCCCGTATGGCAACCCAGCGACGAACGCCAATCCGGTGTCGATCGTGCTCAATGGTACATTCCTGCCAGCCACGGGCTACGAGGCGCGAGGGATTTTCGAGCCATATTCCGGGCGCGACACTGAGTGGGGCGGATGGCTCCCGGTCACCACCGACGACATCCGGCTTGGCGATAGCGACATCTATCCCATCAATCTCGGTCAGCTCGCGCAAGACTTTAAGAACCTCCAGGCGTTCACCGGCAACGCGGTTCGCGATGTCCTTGAGCAATTGCAGGGGGTGTCGACGAACAGCGCCGGCAACTTCCTGGTCGGCTTTTCCGATAAGCAGTCGCTGCGCCGGGAACTCGTGTCGGTGACCGACGATGCGACGGCGAAGTTCACCGAACAGATCATTACTGCGACTGGCCCCGGCTCGGCGCTAGCCCTCAAGATCGACGCGGTCGAGGCGATGGTCGACGACCCGGTGACGGGCCTCGCCGCCAATGCCACGGCCGTGCAACAGCTGTCGACGACGGTAACGGCGCAAGCCGGTACGATCGCGGCCAACGCTTCGGCGATCATCGCCTTGCAGACTACCGTCGGCGACGTCTCTGCCGGCTCCACTTTCAGAATGGGCACCGATTACACACCGGCGGCCGGCTGGTCATCCCGCATCGGCATAGAGGCAAGGGTCACGTCGGGCAGCACGTTCCGCTCGTCGGGCCTGTACATCGAGGCGACGGCATCTGCCTCTCGCATCGTCTTAGATACGGATCAGTTTGTCATCATGGCGGGCGGCGTCGTCACGGCGCTATTTGATGCCGGCACCGCCTTCATCGCCAACGCGCGCATCCGCAACCTGACTGCGGGCAATATCACCGCTTCCAAACTCGATGCCGGTCAGGTTCTCCAAAACGGGACGCTGATTACCTCTCTTATCGCCGGCAATGCCATCACCGATTGGGATAATCAGGCGTTTTTTCTTTCGACCGGTGCCAACGGACCCTCATTCGTCACCCGCGTCACAATCACCGTCAACAACACGGGTGCGATTCCCCCTCTGGTCTTCGCCAGGATGAATTCTGTCTACACGGCTGGCGGCGGCAGCAGCAGCGCTACCGTCAACATGAGGCTGGTTCGAACGGTGGGTGGCGTCGACACGGTCCTGAGATCGGTGACCTACAACAGCAACTCCGGAGTCTACGAGCCGGTGTTTCTCGATGCGGCCGCGCCGGCCGGGACATTCACCTATCGCATCGACACCAACCATACGCCAGCCGGTGGCGCCGGCATCACGATCGACTGCTCCGTCACCGCAAACTGGTGGAAAAAATGAACAAACACCCAAACAGAGGTCCCAAAATGACAACCAATGAACCCGAGACCATGTCCATCTCAATGCAGGTTGCGCTGGAGGAGGAGGTAGAGCGTCTCGACGCGGCGGCGAAGGCATCCAGGAACCGGATCCTGTTCCTGGCGCAGAGCAACGCGAACCTGAAGGCGCAGGTGGCCGAGATGGAAGCCAAGCTTGCCACTCTTGAGCCGCCGGCAAAGGCCGAGAAGCCAAAGGCAAACTGACATGGCTGTTTTCGATGATTATGTGACCGGCACCGTTTCGGTCGCAAACGGCTCGCCGAACGTTACCGGCGTCGGCACGGCCTGGACGTTGGCCGCCATTCGACCGGGCGACGAATTCAAGCGTTTCGGCCGCAGCATCGCCATCCTTTCGGTCACCGACGACACCCACCTTGTGCTTGCCGAGGACTGGCCGGATACCGCATTGGTCGGGTCGGCCTATCGCATCCGCTTCCAGCCGGACGGCTCGCGCTTAACGGCGCAGGCCGCCGCGCTGATTGAGGCTCTCGCCAACGGCAATCTCGCATCGATCGCAGACCTGGTCAGTGCGGCCAACACGCTGCCTTACTTCACCGGTGCCGGCGTCGCGGCTCTGGCGGATTTTACGACGGCCGGTCGCGCGCTGCTGGCCGCTGCCGACGCGGACGGTCAGCTTTCGGAGCTCGGGTTCAGCACGTTCGCCAAGACTCTCGTCAACGCTGCCGACGCGGCAACGGCGAGGGCAAAAATAGCGGCGCTTGGTGGCGCTCTTGGCACGAACGACAATCGCTTGTTGCGAGCCGATGGGACCGGCGGGGCTACGGCGCAAGGGTCGGCGGTAACGCTTGACGACAGCGGCAATCTTTCCGGCATCGCCAATCTTTCCGGTGCCACGGCAACTCTGTCTGGCCTCCTCACTGTCAACGGCGGTCAAATCAAGTTTCCCGCTGTCGCCAATCCTTCGGCAGACGCGAACACCTTGGACGATTATGAGGAAGGGTCCTATACACCCACCCCCGCCTTCGGCGGGGCCAATGTCGGTATGGTGGCTCCGGTACGCTCCGGGCGCTATATTAAAATCGGCGCTCTAGCGGTCGTTTGGGGGTTCATCACCCTTTCCGCCAAAGGAAGCTCGACAGGTGTTGCGAGCGTAACCGGGATACCGTTCCAAGCATCCGCCAACGCAAGCTTCTATGCCGGCAGCTTGCCTTTCTTTGGCAGCACGGTCGGGATCACAGTGGCGGGTTGTGCCATGCCGGCGAATGGCAACGCCTTGACGCTGTACTCCCCGCCTGGCGGCGTTTGGCTCGACACCAACTTTAACAACACAACATCCATTATGTTTGCGGTAGCCTACGAAGCTGCCTGAAAAGAGGAAACGAAATCCATGCGCTCTATCAAACTCGACCAGATCACGCTTTGCGCGGACGGCTCAATCGGCCTGAAGCTGCTGAAGATCACGTCCGACGGCGAAAATATCGTTTCGTCCGAGCCCCACCGCATGCCGATCATGCCAGACCAGTCCGCCGCGGAGATCGCAGCTAGCCTCAATTCGAACCTGGAAGAGATGGGCTTCCCACCCTTGCCAAGTGCGGAGTTCGTCCGCGTTGACGAGATGGCTGTAACCCACCGAGCGGCAGAGTCTGTCGCTGCCGGGGTCGAGGAATATAAGCAGAAGAAAGCCGAGGCTTTCGCCGCTTGGCAACGCGAGGAAGCCGCTCAGCAAGCGGCTGCGGCCGAACAGGAACAAGCTGACATCGCCTCGGCGAAAGCGGAACAGGAGCGCTTCGAGAAGATGGTGGCGGATGCTGTCGCCGCGCAGTTGGGCGAGAGAGCCACGGACCCGCTGGCGATCGAGTGACGGCAGACGAGCTGTGGCCGGGAGGCTAACTCTGCCTGCGCAGCACCTTAGAACGCCCTCTGAGCCCGTGACCAAACTCGGCAACGCGGTAGCAACTTTGCATTCGATCCCGTTTGGCATATGGATGCAGAGTCGGAGGCAGCGAGGCAACAATGGACCGGACTACATCGCGGGTCGACTTCGCAAACACCTTGCGAGGCATTGCGGCTGTCTGTGTCCTGATCTCACATTATACCTACAATTTCTGGACGTTGCGCGATGCTGTCGCAAGCCTGGCCCACGCGCCCTTGCTGCCGGAGCACTTTGCCTTTCCGACGTACCTGCGCTGGCTTCATGCGACAGTGCCTCAGTTCAATTGGGGTGCGTTCGGCGTAGCGCTCTTCTTTCTGGTGAGTGGCTTCGTCATCCCCTTTTCGCTTCGCAACATGACCTGGCAGGGATTTCTCGTAGGGCGCCTTTTTCGAATTATCCCGCTCTACATGGCCGGGTTTTCGATCACCATTCTGTCGATCTGGCTGGTTGGGCGATATTTTAGCGTTCCTTGGCCGTTCAGCATCAGTGAAGTCGCAATCCATTATCTGCCGGGGCTTCGTGAATTCTTCGGAATGCCGAGCATCGACGGGATCGTCTGGACGCTAGAAATCGAGATCAAGTTCTATCTGGTCTGCGCCCTTGCTGTAGCGCTGTTTCGGCGCGGCTCGATCTGGGTATTTGCCGTTCCCGCGGCTCTGGGGGCATGTGAGTTCTACATGATCCACAACAGCTTCGGGCCAGCGTTCCTTGTACCCGTCCCGTTCCTAATCTTCATGTTCATCGGAGTTGTTTTTCACTACCTGCACGTTGGCGCGCTCACCGCCGAACGGTCATTGTTTCTCAGTGCAAGCTTGTTTTTCGGGTTTTCGATTCTGCTCGGACAGGCGATGCCCGGCCTTGCTTCGATGGCGTGGACCTATGGTTTCGCTGTGCTGGTTTTCGCCTTTGCCGCCAGCTTCCCGCAACTTTTCCAACGGACCCGTATCGGCGACTTCTTCGCCGACATCAGCTATCCGCTGTATGTGATTCATGGCGTCGCCGGCTATGTCGGCCTGCGGGTGTTGCTCGATCTTGGCGCAAAGGCGTGGCTGAGCCTGATCATCGTCACGGCCGGCGCAACCGCACTGGCGTGGGTGCTCCACGTACTTGTTGAGGTACCAAGCCACAGTCTCGGCAAGCGCCTGGCGGCCCGTTTGCGCCTGCCGATCGTTTCGCAGTTGCCAGGCACGGCGCCGGTTCCCACGAACGCTCTTCCTGCCGCTGCTTAATTCGGCCCGGCGACAAAGCGTTCAAGCGCCTCGCTTTAATACCCCAAGAGGTGCCGCAATCCGACGATGGGCAGATAAACCGTCCAGACCAGGCAGACCAAGATCGCGACGACAACGCCCATGGCGGGCGCCCATTCCTGCCATAGTTTCAGCAGCCGTTCGCTCCAGGCTTCCAGTTGAGTTTCCATCGCGTTCGGGCCTTTAGCTTGGTTTGCGCAGCACGTTGAGAACCACATCGGCGTCGTTGTGATCGCCGCTCACCAGCACCTGCCATACGCCGTCAAGACGCATGAGGCTCCCGCCGTCATAGGTGTGGATTTCGCCGGCTGACGCGGCGACGTCTTCGCGCATGACCTGCCGTAGCTCCAGCCACGGTTTCGGCAGCGATACCCAATCCCCTCGGGGTTCGTCGTATTTCATCTCCCTGGCCCTCCCGGGGCCGACCATAGCCAATCATCATCCCGAAAGGAAACCCCATGGATCGCAACTTCGCGCGGGCGCTTGCGCTTGTCTTGAAATCCGAAGGTGGATGGAGCGACAACCCGAAGGATCCGGGCGGCGCCACCATGAAGGGCGTCACGCTCGCCAATTTCCGCCGCTACGTCCAGCCAAATGCAACCAAGGATGATCTGCGGCACATCAACGATGCCCAGATCTCGACTGTCTATCGCCGCTTCTACTGGGACGCGGTTGCCGGCGCCGAGCTGCCCGATGGGGTGGATTATGCCGTCTTCGATTTCGCCGTGAACAGTGGGCCCGGTCGAGCGGCAAAGTACCTTCAGGCGGTTGCCGGCGTTGCGCAGGACGGGCGCATCGGACCCGACACCCTTGCCGCAGTCCGGGACAAGCCGGCCGACGTCGTTGTCGACACGCTGTGCGACAACCGCATGGCCTTCCTGAAGCGCCTGCCGACGTGGGGGGAGTTCGGCAAGGGGTGGACCAGCCGCGTCGTCTCGGTGCGCTCCCAGGCCCTGTCGATGAGCAAGGCGCCTGCGCCGATCGTTCTCCATCCGGCCCCGCCTCCTGCGACCCCATCGGCCCCGAGCGTGGTCGTGGTGACCCAGCAGGGCAACGAGCCGCCGGTTGTGACGCCCATCGCTCCATCGCCCTCTACGGTGCCCACAGTGCCCAAGAGCAAGACAGGATGGAGCCTGCTCGGGATCATCGTCGCCGCGATTGCCGCGGTGCTCGCAAAACTTCACTTCGGAGGCTGACATGGAAACGATCAACCAGCCCAGCAGCCAGCCCACGAACAAGGTCGCGGCGGCGACGGCGGCCACGGCTGCATGGGCGATCATCGTCTCGATCGGATCGCTCCTGGTCCAGAACCTCGCCCCGACCTGGTATTCGGCGGATGCAGTCGCAGCAATCTCCTCTGGCGTCCCGATCATCCTGGTGTTTGTGGCCGGGTGGTTCACCAGGGACAAGCCGAATGTCGTGGTGGTGCAGAAATGAGCACGCTCGCTCTATCGCTGCTCTGGCAGTTCTGGCCGTACCTTCTCGCGGCCGGCGCTGCCATTGCCGGGCTCTGGACGGCCTACGCCAAGGGCAAAGCCAGCCAGAAGGCCAAACAGGAGGCCGCAGACACCGCGGCGCGGGCCGATGCGCAGAAGATCGACGACGCCGTGGCTGGCCGCGCGCCGGCCGACAACCGGGAGAGGCTGGGCAAATGGTCAAAATCCTGATCTTGGCGCTCTTGCTCGCCGGCTGCACCACCGCCGGCGGCTCCTTCTGCGCAGTCGAGCATCCGATCCGCCTGACGATGGCCGAAGTCGCCACGCTCTCGGACGCCTCGGTCGCAGCTATCCTGGCTCACAACTTGAAGGGCGCCCAGCTCTGCGGCTGGAAGCCGTAGGCAAGGAGGGGCGGGGACATGCCGACATCTGGAACGAAGAGCTTGGAAATGATGATCGGCGGCCTGCTGCAAGCGACGCAGGACATGCAGCGCGACATCACCGAGATCAGGCGCGACATCAAGGATAGCGATGCCAGAGCCGCCCTCAGCTACGAGCAATCGGAACAGCGCGCGGCCTCCAGCCGGGCGAAGATGTATCAGAAGACCGACGAGCTGGTGGAGCGCGTGAGCGCCACCGAGACCGCGGTCAGCAAGCTCAATGCCGACATGACCAGCGTCAAGCAGGTGACGGCCGAAGTGACCAGGTGGAAGCTAATGGGGCTGGGCGCACTGGGCGTCACCGGGATCGCCGCCGGCGCCGTGGCCTCGGGCCTCACCTATTTCTGGCACGACATCTGGCGCGTTCTGCGCGGCGGCTAACCTTTTCCCAACCGGCAATATGATCGCCCGTCTCGGCTCACGCCGGGGCGGGCTTTTTGCGTTTTAGCGCGGAACAAACCGGCTGTGTGCTAAGTTTTGAGCACCGGAAGCTTCGCAGCGATGACAACTCCCCAGGCTTCCACAGCCCGTCTCGCTCCACGGCAATGGCTTCGAGACGGGCTGTTTTGCGTTCAGGCTATGCCTTGATATTCGGCGCCGGCGGCTTCATGGTCGCTTGCAATTGCAATCTCTCTACCGTCGCCACGATTGCCGCTGAGATTGCCTCGGCCTCGCCCATCATATCCGGGCCATAGAGCCCGTTCACCATCTCTTCGCTTGGCAGCACGCCCGGCGGGCAGTGTTCCTCGATCGTTCGCCGGATCATCGTCAGCGCCAATCGGCAATCGTCCACTTCGATCTTCATTTTTCCCACATTCAATTTCGCTAAAATGCAACCAAAACGGCCAGCGCGGCTTGAATCGCGGTTGGAGTAGCCAGTGCATGCGTAACGCCGGAGAGCGGCTGAAGTTCATCCCGCCCATGGAGCCGGAGCTTGTCGACGTCCCGCCTGAGGGCGACGACTGGCTGCACGAGGTCAAGTTCGACGGCTACCGCACACAGGTCATCAAGGACGCCGGCGGCATCCGCTTGCTCACTAGGAGAGGGCACGACTGGACGGCGCGCTACAAGGTTCTTGCCGAAGAGGCCGCGGCGATCGAGGCGGAGACCTTCATCCTCGAGGGCGAAACCATCATGATCAACGAGGCCGGCCTCTCCGACTTCCACGCCTTGCAGGCGGCGGTGAGCAAGCGCACCCCATCGCGCGACCTCTATCTTGTCGCCTTCGATCTGCTCTATCTCAACGGCCACGATTTGCGCGACATGCCGGTGGAGGATCGCCGCGAGATCCTGCATGCCTTGATCCCGACCGGGGGCCGCATCCAGTTCAGCGAGGCGCTGCCGGGCACCGGCGCCGCCGTCTATCACCTTGCCTGCGAGGCGAACATCGAAGGGATCGTCTCGAAGCGGAAAACCAGCGCCTACCGCAGTGGGTCGACGATGAACTGGCGCAAGATCAAATGCTTCGACGAAAAGGAGATGGAGATCATCGGCGTGCAGCGAGAGACCGGCAAGCCGGCCATGGTGCTGATGGCTGAAAAAGGCCACTACAAAGGCGGTGCCTTCGTCACCTTCAAGGCCGACAAGCGCCAGCGCCTGTGGGATCGCGTGCAGGGCAAGGTCGGCGGGCCGGTGCCCAAGGGCCTGAAAAAGGAAAAGGCCGAATGGCTGAAGCCCGGACTTGTCGGCCGGGTGAAATTCCTCAAGGGTGAGGAAAAGCTGCGGCATGCGAAGCTGCTGGACTACAGGGAGAGTAAATGATGGCGGTAGCCAAGAAAGACCAGGAGCGCGTCACTTACGCCTGGATGTATGGCGCCCAGGCTCAAAAGGACGGCAAGGAGCGCGCGGTGCCGGCCTATTGGCAAGAGCACGCCGACGCCTGGCTACAGGGCTATGACGGGACCCCTCTGAACGGCGGGCCGAAGCCGATCAGTGATCAGATGGAAGCAGAGATCGACGAGGCCGGCGTCGAGAAAAGCTAAATCGACTTTCCGGCACGGATCATGGCGCGCGCGATTGCCAACTGTGCCTCCGTCTTGGCGTTCTCCTTCTGGGTCATATTGTCGGCCGCGATGAGCCGTCGCAGCGATTTCATGATTTCGCCTCGCGTCCATCCGACGTCGAGCATGCAATCCACGATCGCTTGGAATCCCGGCTCCATGGCCTCCTGGCAATCGATCGATCGGTCCGGATATTCTTCCTGGCGCTTAGGCGGATTGATCATCTTCATTCCATGTCAGGCACATCGCCGCTGGTGAAAAGCACATTCGGCGGGCCGTAGTCACCCAGTGCGGGGTCTGCATCTCGGCTCCAGGCTATGACACCGACGTGTTGCGCCGCAAGCACCTTGGCCGTCCGGATGGCGCGGTCTTCGCTTTGCTGGTCTGTCGGGCCATACGCTGTGAATAACTCACCGTCTTCGCCACGGTCAAACGCGACGACGACGACCAGCTTTGGCTTCTTCTGATTAGGCAGAACTTGATCGGACATTGCCGCTCCTAAATGTAATGATCGCCATCAGTTCGATGCGCCAGACAGAACCAGTGTGGCTTTTGTCGCGGCCGAGCAAAGCCGAACGGCGCCCGCAGGCCGCACCCGGCATGTTCGCAGACGTGGTTTTCAATCCGCACCCGCTCGCGGGGTACCGCGGTCATGCCATCAGCAAGTCTGGCCGGTTCGTCGCTCATCCGTAGCGCTTGCCGAGAGGAGGGGCCTTGAGCGCGTCAAGCTGATCCTGAAGGTGGCCGTTCAGCACGATCATCTCCTTCAGAGCCTTCATCGTATCGCCCTTGTGCTGGGCGACGAATTTGTCGGCGACGGCTTGCAATGCTGCTTCCTGGCGACTGTCGAGAGTGAAGATGTGGTCTGCCATGAGCGGTCCTCCACTGCTTAGAACAATGAGCCCTGCTGCGGGAATTTGATCTGGGTCGCTGGCTTGTCGACGATCACGAGGGCATCGTCGGGCGCGGGGCGCTGCAACTTCTTCGCTTCCGACCAGGGCGCGGTAAGCCAGGTCTCGATCTCTTCCTGGCTCGTCAGGATCACCGGCATGGCCTTCTCGTGGATTGGCTTGATCAGCGCGTTGGGCGCGGTCGTCATGAAACCGTAGAGCTCGAAGTCGCCCGGACCATCCTTGACCTTGCGCACGCCATGCCAGGGCGTCCACAGACCTGCGAAGAAGAACAAGGGACGCTCCTCGTTCAGCGCGAACCAATAGTTCCGCTGGATACCGGTTTCAGGGTCTTTGTCACCGGGAGTAGGGGAGGGCTCGGCGAAGCTGGTTACGGGAACCACGCAGCGGTTCTCGATCCCGACATATTGCTGCCAGTGGCCATACTGGGGGTTTCGTATGTTTGTGGTGCCGTAATCGGCCGCGCCTTTCACGCGCTCGGCCGGCGTCGGCATTCCCCAAAGGAGATTGGCGACCTCGCGCTGCCCATCTTGAGCGTTACGAACCACTGGGCCCGGCCTGTTTGGATAGATGTCGATTGACGGTTCCAGGTTGCCCAGGATGTCCCGGAGGGCACCCGTCCATTGGCGTATGGCCTCTTGGCTGGTGGTGAGATTGTAGAGGTTGCACATGTCTAGCCCCTAGTTGCGCAGGATCTCGGGAACGCTCAACGGCCCAAGGTCGAGGATGCGCTTGTATTCGCCAGTGCGGCGCCAGACACCCCGGATCTTCCCACCCTCTCGATCGCGTCTCGGATCGAACACGTCGCCGCCAAAATGGTCAAGGAACGCCTTCGCCGCGGCGGGGTCGGAAAAGCAGTGAAGGCGATAGTCCTCATATTTGCCGGTCGGCCATATTGACTGCACGCGCCTGATCTGTGGCTTAACGCCGATGTCCTGGCAGAACTTCGTGATCATGGTCAGGTTCCGGTCAGTGCAGATGTCATCCGGTAAGGCAACCTGGTGCGGCCAATCCCGGTCGATAACCGATGGCGCCGGCGTGACGCGATTGCGTTTCGGCATCAGTGTAAGGACGGCTTGTCGGTGGCTGCCTCTAGCGCATTGATTGCGTCGCGCACAGCCCTGCGCTTCGGTTCGATCGGTTCATCCGGGCGACGATGCGAGAGGGAGAGGGCGGTAAAGGCCATAGACAGGTCGCCAATAAGGTCGCGCATTGAAAGCTGGTCGACGACCTCGGCAGCAACCCGCCAAGCCAAAACCGCGTCCTCCCCGTTCAACGTGTCCTTGCCGTCTTGCTCGAGATGTTCGCGAAGCATTGCCAGCGCTGTCGAACGATCGGCGAGTTGCGTCTCCGGATCGGTCAGCAACTCCAGACTTACCGAGATGGGCTTCCGGCTCTCCGGCCAGCCGCCACAACAGGCCTCCAATGCTGCCGCATGGGCTTGCCCCCAGGCACTTGCGGCGCGTGACGCCGAATGGTCAGAACCATCTTCGGGCGGACCGTTGATGTCCCAACCTTCAACTACGAAGGCACCGTAAGCGGCTTCCTCGGCAGTGAAGCCAGCGCGCGCGAGTGCTTCCTCTGCGGCCGTTAAGCCTCGCGAAATTTCCTCGGGCGATGCGCCCGGAACTGACAGAACGAGGTCCATGTCATCCTCCTGTGGCTATCCTGCCGACAGTGAACGAAAAGAGAACATTGGAGTCAAGCCCCTCTTGACGTCGGAGGAATATGTTCCTCATTTCAGGGTATGCCAGAGACCTACGCGCCCAAAAGACGAGACTATCCGCTGTCGAACTTGAACGACGGCATGCGCTTGGTGCGCATCCGCTGTCGCTACTGCAAGCGGACCCACTGCTACTATCCCTCCGACCTCATCCAGATATTCGGCGACGTCGATGTCGATTCCCTGATGGATAGAATGAAGTGCGAAAATGATCCAAGCCACGGCCGGCTCGATGTCGAGGCGTTCGCGCCGACGGGCAGGGAAGCCGTAGGGCTGCGCATCCGCCGCTTGGTGGCTCTAAAGGTCCAGCGGGTGCCGATCTGGCGTGAAGACCCAGCGTGATTCGCTTAGAGCCAGCCCAACCATTGCAGCGCTCGGTACCCGATCTGCGCAAGAACAAAGATCGGCACGAAGATCGCGGCGAGCCATAGGACCAGCTTGGTATCGCCAGGAAAGCGGGATGCCATTCTGCACCCTTTCAAAGGAAACATTGCGGAAACGTTGCAGCGCTCGGGATGCGCCTCGCCAAAAGCCACGTAAGCCTTTGGTTTTTCTGGTCGGAGTGGCAGGATTTGAACCTGCGACCCCCTCGTCCCGAACG